AATTGCTGACCTACCCCACACCTCACTATCAGATTGTCTCATTTCAAGTTGAGCATTATAGTCTTTTCCAGATTCAATTAAACCCTCATAACCAAGTCTTCTTAATTCATCTGTTTGAGTATTAAAAGAGGTATTTGTATAGTCTGTATTGATATTAAGTTCTTCACTTATATCATCTACAGTTTTTAAACCTCCACCTTTATTTCTTGCAATTTGTTTATTATTGTCTTCTATTTTTCTTAATATATCTTTTATTTCAGGCATAATTATTCTTTAAATATAAATTTAGTTGATAGTATATTACCTAGTTTACCCAAATCAGAGGATAACTCTTCTTGTGTTCTTGCTCTAAGTTGAAATTTTGTACCTAAGCCAGGTATGTTTATTGGTTCTACTTTACCTGTTATGGGGTCTTTATAACTTATATCAGTTTCAATATAATTTTCTTTATTAACTGTATTTATAACAACTCCCTCTTGTAAACCTTCTATTTGTTTATTTCTTAAATTATAAGAAGACCTATTACCTTCAACAACAGATTTAGTTATATCAGCTGTTATACTTTGTGTCATAGGACTATTAGCTATATAAATAGGTCTTTCTTGTTCTGGTAAATCTGTTATTGACTTTACAACTTTATCTTGGAAGTATTTATCTGATTGGACATTTAATCCATTTGTTGTTATTTTAAAAGTGTTTCCCTTACCTTTGAAGTTATTTATATATTGTGGATTAACTGTAATGTATAACTCTTTACTGTTAGTACCATAAACAGATTGTACAGTAAACATATCCGAGTTCATTATATTAGCATCTTTACCATACTTTTCCTTTAACAATTTATAAGCTTCTGCAAAAGACTTATAGTTAGGGTCATTCTTAAATATACTTAAGAAACCTCTTCCACTGATTACTTCTCCAATATCACCAGAACTAGTAATCTCTTTTCCATTTTGTCTTGTTACAACTCCTGTTTGATTAGTTGTAGAGTATTCTAAAGTATTGTCTAATACTCTTCCAAGTTCTGATAATTCTGGTTGTTTAAAGTCTAAATTATAACGTACTTTATTTATATTATAAGCACCTGTATTTATATCTTCGGAACTTCTTCTCAAAGCACTATTTCTAAAATTCTTAAATATTTCTTGTGAGTCTACAACATCAGATACTGCATATTGTAGACCGTATGAATCATATTTTGTTCTAGTATAAATTCCTTCATTAAATATACTCTCTCTATTTCTATTTTCTGAGTTGCTTCCATTAAGAGATTTACCTATCTTTAATAAAGAATCATTCAAGTATTTGTTCTCTTCAGGTGATAGTTCTTCCCCTTTATCATTTTTATATTTTATATCTCTTAATTTTCTTACATTAATACCTATTTTTTCAAGACCTTCATCTTTTATTTTCTTAATTCCTTGTGGATAATAACTATCAATATTATCTAATACTGCTTGTCCTATATTTCTATTATACATATTCCACTTTGATTGTTCATCATCAGTCAAAGCATACTCTTTCATTTTAGCCTTATTACCAGTAGCTTCAGCTTGAGCATAAAGTTTTCTCTTATTTTCTATATCTTTTATTGAATTAGAAAATTCTTCTGGTGAACCATATAAGCTTTCACTATAAGATTCAGTAGCTGGAATAATAGTTGGGTGCTCCCTATCCCACTGTTCTTTAGCAAGTCTTCTTTTGCTTGCTTCTTCTGCTGTTATTAAACCATACTTATCTTCTTCTTTTTTCTGTCCAAAGCTTTCTTGTTTATAAGCATAAGACCTTAAACCTTGTAACCAGGAACCTAATTGACCACCTTTTAAATTTATAGTACCATCAGGATTAAAATAATCACCAATACCAACTCTTTGTGCTTGTCTAAAATAAGCTAATGTTTCTGGATTTGATAACACTTTATTAACAGCATAGTTTAATATATCATCTTCTGTTAAATATTTTACTTCATTATCTATAGTAGTTTTATATCTACCATCAGTAGTCTGAACAGAGTTCTTCTTTATATCAGCAGTTAATTTTTGTATATTGTCTTCTATCTTTTGTTGGTCAAAATTCTTAAGTGCATTTTCTTGATTCCAAACACCATTAGTTATAGAATTACCACCCCAACCTTTTTGTGCTTCTCTATATAAAGCATTATATAAAGCTGGGTCTGTTTTCAAAGTTTCTTTGTTCTCCTCTCTCCACTGTTTTTCTTGATTATATGATGCTTGCATTTTAGCTATAGCTCCCTCAGAAAAATCCATTTGAAGCTCTCTTGTTAAATCTTTTAATTCCCCCAAATACTTTCTGTAATTATTTTTATCAGCCATCATTAGGGAAGCTATTCTATTAGCATTCTGCAAATAATAATCTTTAGCTGTAGAAGCATTTTCATTTTCTTCTTCTGAATTTAAATGATTAAATTCAATATTCATTATTTTATCAGCTACAGCCTGTTGAGTATCATAATATTTTTGTGTAGTAGTAAGAGACCTTTCTAATAAATTATAGTCAGGTCTCATTATTGCATCTTGCACAAAATCAGGTCTATCTGTTTGATAATATCTTCCCATTACTTTTGTCTATTTTTTATTTCTATTAAAATTCTCTTCAAGAAATCATTATCAGATTCTTCTCTACCCTTTTTAATATCTAAAGATTTACTCCAGAAGTCTAGTGTATATTTATCTTTAAAATTAAATGGGTCTAATTGACCTTCACCTCTATAATTACTTAATTTACTTTCAATAAAGTTATCTATTTGAGGTTTACTTATACTAACTTCTCGTTTATCTTTACCTTTACCAACCTCAAAAGTATAATCATCTATACCATAAACTTTAAAACCACTAAACTTATTATTACCATTAAGTACTGGATTAAAGGGTTTATATTTCTCTTCTGGTATATACTTTTTAGGTTTTTTTCCAGGATTAGCCTCTTCCCATAAATCTCTCATTCTTTTAGATTCAAATCTATTACCTTCATCATCTGTTTGATTAATCCAAGAAGAATCTTCTTTATCTTTTTCTCTTAAAGCTTTTGTAAATTCTGTATTAAGATATGGATTATTAACCCATTTAACAAAATTCTCTTTAGCCTCTTTGTCTGACATATTATCAAAGAAACCTGGAAATTCATTTCTTAGTTTAGATACTGATTCTTTAAGTTGTTTAGCCTCCTCTTCTTTTTTACTGTTTAAATCTATAGTTTTACCATTAGGTATTACATTATAAGACTTATCTACCTCTTGACCTTCTTTATTATATATAGCTTGAGTATCATTATCAAAGAAATAACCTTCTTTTTTCTTTTCTAAGAATTTTTGATAATCTTTAGATGATTTACCATTCCAATATTTTTGTTCAGGTGTCCAATCTTCAGGATTACCTTTAGCTGTAATTTTACCATTTTTACTAATGTTAAAATCTGGGTACATATTATTAATAGCTTGAAGATTAGACTGTCTCTCAGAAATATCATTAATACTTTTACCAATCTCTTGAATACCTCTATTTTTAGTATTAGTATCTATTTGTAATTGTCTATTAAAATTATCTCTATCTCTTCTATCAGCATCATCTCTTTGAGTTTCACCATACATAATTCTTTCATCAATTTGATTTAATTGATTTTCTTCAGCTTGTTTTAATCTTGATATTTCTCTTAAATAATTATTATATGCTACATCATCTGCTTGCATTCTTTGAGCTTCTGTAGCAAGATTTAAGGTGTTTAAAGTGTTAATACTTCTTGCATTGTTATTATTTGATATTTTTTGTGCTGTAGCATTTAAGTTATTGTTTTTTATAGCTTCTGCTAACTCATAGTCTGCAAATCTCTCACTTTCTTCTAATTTTTTAAGACCTTCTTTACCATAATTTCTAAAGAAATTTTGATTTGGTACATCATTAGACCTATTAAGTAAAGTCATTTTCTCAGGGTCTGTAGCTGATTTATATTGACCATATAAACTTATGGCATCTCCTAATGTAACTGGTGAGTTTATTTTATCTATAAAACCAAAAGGATTACTTCTATTGTAGTTAGTATCATTTTCAATAATATTTTTATTTTCTTGTATAGGTGGTGTTGATAATGATGGATTTCTATAATATTTATTATCAAGTGATACATTTTCTAAAGGACTATTATATTCAGAAAATGATAATGGAACAATATCTAATATTTCTTCTTGTTTCTTTGTTCTTGGTCGTTTTAACTTAATTCCTCCTGTATCAAATATTTCTTTAGCTATATCTTCTTCTAAAGATTTTTCGTTGTGCATATAATTCATATATGACATATCTTCAGCATCTTGTCTTTCAAAATCTAACTTTGTTTTTTCTAAAGTCTTTTTTAAAACTTTATCATTAGGGTTTAATTCAAATAATTTCTGAAGTTTTAATAAATGTTTTTCTCTAAAAGCTTTTCTATCAGCCATAGTTTTACCATCAATGCCTTTTAGTCTTTTAGAATAAATTTGGCTTCCCTCTGGAACTTGTACATTTATACCACCCTGTTCATGAGAAGCACCATCTAATTCGTACATATTACCATTAGGTTCTTGAATTATTTCTTCTCCCTCAGCTTCTATTGGTATTTCACCACCATAAGCTCTTTTAGATATTAACTTATTCTTATCTATATTTTTTACAAAATTATTAAATTTTTCAGTTTTAAAGTCTTGATTGTCATAAATAGATTTATCAGAATTACTTAATCCATAATCTTCAAAATTACTAATACCAGAAGATTCTAAAGACCTAAGTCTTTCTTTAGAGGTATTCCCAGTATTCATATTGCTTGTCTTATATGTTATCATATATCCATCTTCTGGTAATCCATCTCCTTCTAGTTTCCAAGCCATATCATTTCTTAAATATTCAGTTCTACTAGATGGAGCATTTTTTAATCTGATTCCATTAGTATCATAATCACCATTAATAAACTCTACATTGGGATTATTTTGTTGTAACACTCTAATATTGTCATTATAATTATCTAAACTATATGGTACAATAGAATCTGAATAAAGATAGTTTTTATAATTTCCATCTTTGTCTATAAAACTTCTAACTTTAAAATTTCCCTTTACACCCTTATAATTATACAAAGGTGTTGGCTCTCCACCTGTATCAAATTTACCAATTGGTTTTCTATAAGGGTCAAAACCAGTTTTACCAAACTCTGGCATAGTATTTTTTAATGCTGGATTAGGGTTTTGTACATTAACAGATTTAGTTCTTGTTAGTCCACTTAAACCTTTACCACTACCACCATAAGATTGCATTATACTTCCTGTAGTACTAAGTACATTTCCAATATCTTCTAAGTATTGAGTACTCTCTAAAGCATCTAATTCTGCTTTAGCTCTTGCAATATTACCCATTTCTATATCTTCTTCTGGAGAAGATATATACATAGGAGTACCACCATAAGCTCTTACATCATCTGGCAGTAATGAAGAAAATGGGTCTTTTATTTTAGGTATAGTGTTAGTTCTTATTTTATTATTTCTAACATTAGAATTTCTTTTATTATACATAGTGATTAAATTTTAAAGTTAATTATTGTAAAATTAATATTGACTTACTGTATTATATTCAGATGAATAGTTAAATACTAACTTTACATCTGCAAAATTATCAAATATTAATCTAACTACCAAATATTTGTCTCTTAAACTTTCAAGGTCATACCACTCCTTATTACCCTTAAAGGCTTCTTGATTAATAACTTTATCATTATAATTGATATTATATAATGAATTTAGTTTTTTAATATTCTCATTAAACATTGGTACATTATAATTAGTTACCATATCTCTAATATCATTTAATAACCAATCTTTTTCAGTTTTATCTACTATAAATGTATTATTGTTGGTATTCTCTATTTGTTCTAAAAGATACTCTTGTTGTGGAGATAAATCTTTTACTTTTAAATTTATAATATTAGTACATTGTCTTGAATTATAAATTAATGCTTTATTAAATGTTTTATACCTATCTTCAACAAAAGAATTATTTACTTCATCAAATTTATAAGCATTAGTTATAAATCTTATATGGTCAAATATTTTAGTTACTATAGGATTATCATTACTAACATACTCAATTATAAAAGGATAATGAGTTCCATAAAAAGTTTGATAATTTCTTTTTTCTATCTCTTTAATGTTTGAATAAGAGTTAGATAAAGTATGTTTATATATTTTATTGTCTAATATAGAATAAAAATCATCTGATACTTGTAAATAATTATTAGGTATATAACTATGAAAAGATATCCAAGTTCTTGTTTTTAGACTAAAACTTATTGTCCAAAAAGAAGTAGACTCATCACTATTAGTACTACCAAATTTAGTTTTGTAATCTCTTTTAGTTAGTATTAGTCTATCATTTCTATAATCAAAGTTTAATAGATATGTACTAATATCTTCTTCACCATTAGTAGTTCTATGAAATATATTCTTTTTAAACCAATCATTCATTCCTATATCTGATATAGGTGTTAATTGACCATTAAACCAGTATACTTTTCTATCTGTTTCACTTACAAAGAAATAACCTTGTGAAGTTACTATTTGATTATCTCTATGATTTAAACCAGCTGATGTACCTGTTTTACTATCTACAATTAATTGTGCTGGTAATGAACCAAATTCACCAGTACCAATATAAGATACTATACCATCTGTTATTCTTTCTTGGTAATTAGTGGGTTGTATCCACAAACCATTTTTTGTATGAATATACAATTGATTATACATAGAAAATATATTAGTAATTTCTCCATATTCACCAGGTAAATCTTTATAGTTATTAGGTTTAAAAGTTCCATAATTATCTGTTAATTGTTCAGAGAAAGATACATCAGACCAATAAAACCTTTGTGGAAATTTTTCTCTACAATCAGAACAAAAAGAATATTCAAAAGGAATAGCATATAATTTCTCAACTTTTTCTTGTATTAAATAGTCTTGATTAATACAATAAAATATTGGTTTTGCTGTGCCATAAGCTTTATATCCAGAAATCATAGACCAAGCTATTTGATTATTATCATTCTTAGCTTCTGCTTGATGATATTTTTGGTTCATTAAATACTCTTGTTTATATAAATTTTGGTCTACTTCACAAAGTCTACTTAAAAAGAAATTCTCTTCTTTATGTTCTATAGGTACTCCCATATGCCAAGACCTCCACAGTCTAATTTTTTTAACTACCATAGTGTTATTAATAGTATAAGGTTTAAATATACTTTCATCATCATTATAATTTTCAACTTTTCTATTAGCACTATCTGGTAAATGTTCTGTGAAAGGTCTTAAATAGTTATCATCATCATCATTTGGTTCTACCCTTAAAGTAAAATTAATTGGACTTTCAAATATAAAATCTCCTATAATTTGATTATAATATCTCAAAGTATCATCTTGATAACCTAATTGTTCAGTATTGTGGTCTAAATTTATAGGTCTTATAAAACTATTCCAATATAAATTGTCTTGAAATAAAAATCTTAAACCATTAGTCCATTCTAATCTAAATCTTTTATTAAACTCTTCAGCACTGAGTTTAGCTCTTAAACCATAAAATATACCACCTGTAGCTACTAATATACCTCCTATTATAGCAAGTGCTGAACCATAAGTTAAAACAGTTAATGCTACAGCTAAAACAGCTACTATTATAGCTTTCAATAAACTTAAACTGGAATCTTTAATAGGTTGTTTAGGTGCTGTATTACAATAAGAACTTAGAGTATGTCTATAACCACCTATATAAGTATCACCATCAAAAGATATATTTATATTTTCTTTATCTGTACTATAAGTATCAGTTATTTTATAATATGGTTCATATTGATAATTACTAAAAAAATCATTGTGATTTCTTATAATATACACATAAGGGATTGTATTAGTGTATTTAGTTTTAGGTACAGAAAGTGTATAAGGGTCTAAACTTTTATACCTATCAAAACCAAAACTACTGTTTTTTGCATTTTCTTTTACATATATAAATAGATTAGCAGACATACTATCCATATTATATATAGCAACATTTTCTTTTCTATAATTAGCTTTTTCATATGGTTGTAAATAATATAATCTTGTATCTTGTCTATCAATTAATATTCCACCTGTTTTTACATCTTTACTGTAAGATGAATCATAAGCTCTTATAGAGTCAATCTCCATATCTCTAATAACAGCTTTTAAATCAGCACCATCATTTTGCTTTGTTTCTCCTATCTCCTCTTTAATATCTTCTGATTTTAGTTCAGAGGCATTTTGTATTAAAAAACCAGATTTATTTTCTTTTATTACTTTAAATCTATCTGTTTCAATTATGTGTGTAAAATTATCAAATGTTTTACCTGTAAATTTATTAACAGGAGATAAAATAACTTTAGTATTTTCTGATACATCTACTCTACCTGTATTCCTATCAGTATATTGTTTACTAAAATCAGAGTATAAAGAAGATAAACCAGTCATTTGTTTATATTGTAAGGTATCTAATAAGTAACCACTATCTAATATAGTCCTATCATCTTCTTTTAATTCTTGTTTAGAAAAATAGTATCCTATACATTTCTTACCAATTACAATTTCACTTGGTATTTCTACATTACTAAACTGTACCCCAAATATATAAGTAAAAGTTTTGTCTTCAACTAATGATAAATCTAATTCTTTCCTTGAAGGAAATCTGTGAAATCTAACTGTTTCATTTAATAATTTATTTCCTTCAATATCTACACCCCACAAATCAAAATCATTACAAGTTTCTCTTTGTGTATATATTAAACTTTTATTTCTATTAGTTAAAAAGTCATTTGTGTTACCCAAATAATCTGATATATCAGCTCTATACACCATAGGCTTTAGTATACACCCTTCAGCTGTCTTATTGGCATATATTTTATCTTTCGGAGTATACTTATATCTACCAGGTATGTGATAAGAAGGACTAACTGTTAAATCTTCAAATACATAATTAATAGCAAGTGATGCTATTTCTCCAGGCATAAATGAAGAACCAAAGAATTTAACAAGTGGGTTTTTTGGATTATTTTTATCTGTATTTTTTGTAATATCAACTTTTTTAATTACACAATCTACACCTATCTTAGAAGCATATTTTTGTAATTCTCCCCAATTAGTACTATCACCCTTTACATTACCTACAATGAGTCTATTATCTTTTTGTTCTATTGTTGTAGAACTTTGAAATGGGTTAGTTCTATTAAATAATAATATTTCTTCATAAGTAGCCTTTTCTTTATAGTTATTACCTGTATAAATAAAACTACCTTTACCATTTATTATAGGTATTATATCAGATAAATAACAAACTGTTGGTTGTTTCTTATTAGAATAATAGTGTATAAATGCTAATCTAAAAAACTTATACTGTATATCAAAGTTATTATATACAACACTAACAGCTTTATTAGAGAATTTATTATTAAATTCTTTTACATCTTTATTATTTATATCACCATCTATCTCAGAATATTTATCTTTATGATTATCTGAATATATATTTATAAATGGTATTTCAGAAATCCACTTAGTACCATTTTTATCTTGGTCTAAGTACTGTAGTAAAATACTAAGAGAACCATTAGGAAGTTCTCCAGAATTTTCAAGTATTTCTATATTTTCTACAATAGGAATTGAATTAAATACTTTTTGTGTAGAGAATTTAAATGAATCAAAAAATGTTATATTGTTTACTGTAGTTTGATAGTTTTGAGGATAGTTTAATACAACATTTCTCTGTGGATTATAATCATCTGTCCAATATATAGTTTTTTCACACCCTCTTCTAAGTCTATAAGTTGCTTGAATAGGATAGTTTATATTAAATTTTAATTTATTCTTCTCTGGTGAAGTTTCATCATTACACCAAGTTCTATAGGAATTTGTTTTACTGTTGAAAATACCTATCTCACTGTTATTATTTCCACAAAGAAATAATACAGCTTCTGAGTCATCTATAAATACTAAACCTATACATTTGTATCCCTCTTTAAAAGATGAAACTAATTCATTTCCTAACTCATTTGATAATTGTTGTGTATCACCTTCATAAGATTCTAATACAGCATTTAAAGCATATCTATAAGAACCTTTTGGTTGATTTATAGGAGAATAATCAGTATTTAAACCTTTGTATAACTGTTGAATACTATTGTTGTTTAATTCCATCTTTTATAATATTTAGGGTATTGTAACTTACTAATATTACCAAAGTAACCAAAATAAGCATTTCTGTTTGTTATTGGATTCTTTTTCATTTGTGAAAAGTTTTCAAAAGCATCTAAACCACTTATCATATTCATACTTGAATTAACTTGCCCACAGTATTTAAGCCATCTTTCTTCAGCTTGTTGCATTTTATCTGACATACCTTCTCTACCCATATACCACAACCTTTGAAAGTATTTCCAAGTAATATAATAAGTAATAGCAGTAATTACAGATACATCATCAGGAACTAAAGGATATCCTGATTCTTTATCTACTTTCTGTCTATAATAAGAAAGTAATATAAAACCTTCTTTAAAAGAAAACCTTAATTTATCATCAACTACAGTATATTCATCTTGACAAGACTTGTATATATCTATATCTTCTTCTTGACAAACCAAACTGTTAAAAAATGTATTATTAGAAAGTCTTATTGGTGAATATCTAGGCTTTTGTAGTAATGTATTAAGTATTATAGTAACATTATTTTTCTCAAAATTTGTTAGTACATAAGAATCAATATCCATATTTAAAAATCTCTCAACAGAACATTGATTACATACACCAGTATCTTGTAATAAATGTTTTTTTATTTTATCTTTCTCAGTTTCTGGATTACATTTGTTAGGTTTTCTATATACATTATCTCTTACTACTTGTATTATAGAGTGTAAACCTTGAGGTAATGTAGTAGAGTGATTTTTAACTTCTAATAAAGCAATAGCTTCTTCATATAATGTTACATTACTTAAGAACTCTAAGGCTTCACCAGACCACTCAATTACATCAGTTTCTGATATTTCTTCAAGACCTAAATCTCTATATAATTTAGAAAGTATTCTGTCTAAACCTGTAAATCTTATATCTTTCATACTTTTATTTTATATTCATGACCATCTTTAATAGATTTAGCAATAGCTCTTTTCATACTTCTACATAAAATAAATTTATATATTGTTTTATTAGAGACTAATACTCTATTATTTAACCATATTGTTTTATATCTTACATTGTTTGTATGTTCATTTAAGAAATATACATACTGACCACTAGCCTCCTTTTCTTCTTTCCACATTTCTTTAGTGGATTTCCAATCAATAGATAAACCATTTATTTTACCATCTTCTGTAACTTTACAATTAGGTTTTTTACCACATATAAGCAAAGTACCAAGTTTCTCTGGAATTAGTAATTCCCCCTTTTCAATAAGTTGTTTACCTAAATAACTTAGAAAACCTCTTACAATACTTTTATATGTTGATTCATTAACTGTATCCTTAGATTTATTTTTATAATAAACCCAAGCATCTTTCAATCCATAATTTTTCTTTATGTATTTTCTTGGTCTACCCAATTTCTTGTGAAAAGTTTCCATAATTATTTACTTTGTTGAATATGTGAATCTCTTGTATTGTTAGTTGTATCTTCTATCATTTGTGTAAATAGTTGAATTAATTCTTCACTAACCATTTGTATAGTTGTAGTTTCCAAATCCTTATCTAGTGGAAACTCTTGTTCTAAATAATCTATACAATCACTGTTTGAATTATCACAATAGTTTATAAATTTAGAGGCTGTTATTGGGTCTTCAAATAGTGCTGTAACAGAAACAACCTCTATTTTAGATGGTGTTGATAAATACAGATATCCCTGATATATAAAATAATTTACTTTAGAAGGTGTATATTTATTACCTTTCTGATAATTAATTGAATTTAATTTTATTTCATCAAACTTCACTTTTCTATCAATAGAAGTAACAGAATGTATTATATGACCATTTAATCCATTAAGTGGAGCTGGTAATTTATATTTACTTCTTACTATTTCACAACCTATGTTTGGAATACAAGGACACTCGTGAGAAGGTACTTTTATAAGCTCTACACAAGGAAGTGTTTGATAATTCCAAGCAGAAATACCTTGTTTCTTGTTTATTTGTTGTGTAATAAGAGTACTCCTAACAGACATAAGTACATTATAAATATGCCTATTAGAAAGTCTTGTGTCATCACTTTGTACTCCTTTAGAGTATAGTGATTGTACTCTCTGAATAATCTCTTTTATTTTCATAATTAAACTAATTAGTTATGTCTAAAACCTATAAGTCCTGTATTTAATAAAACAAGACATAATAAAGGGAATTGTGTATACTTCTTCATTTGCTTACAGTATTAGGGTGAATAGTATAGTAAGAGTTATAACTATAACTAATGGGTTTACCCATAACACCCATTGAGCATTGTAGCTTTTAGGTTCTGTAGCTACACGCCTCTGAAAGACTTCATACTGCCAACATTGGGTATCATCTAATAGAGAAAAGTCTTTATCAGTAAGTGGATAAAAATAAAAGTACCCAAAGCCAAAGAAACAAGCTAATGCCAGTAAGGGTAATAACACACATAGCCAACTATAAAGCTCTGCACAGACGATAAGTCCACCCACAAGCATTAGGGGAAAGATAATATTAGCAGAACGGGTGAAACTCTTGGTTTTCTTTCCAAAAGGCACTATATAATTAAGTGCAAATAGTTTAATGATATATTTTCTCATAATATTTATTATTCTCTGTTATGTACTGTTATATATACTTTTCCTCCCATACATATTCCCTCTGCACGTGAACCTACTTTACCAGTGATTTCTGAAGCTCCTTCAATCGGCACACCACCAAAACAATTAAAGATTATTTTTCCTTCATCATTACTTCCAGCTTTTACCACTGAAAATAAAGTGTTTTCCTCGTAATTAATATAAACTTCTTTATTATCACCTTTTGTATCAACAAGGTTACAACGTCCTTTTTCAACTACATTGTTTGAATGAGATATTTCAGAACCATAAGAAGTATATAAGTAAGAGCTTGTTTCCCAAACAGGATATAGTACAAATCTTCTTAATTGTAAATTTCTAACAAATTTATCTTTACCAAATTCAACCTTAATATTACTAGCATAGTAACTATATGGAGGTAAACCGGTGTTCATATCTTTTTCATTTTTGAGTAGATAATAGTAAATAGTATTACCAATGAAGTCAGTTTCTTCATACAATAATGTAACTACAACTTCTTTTTCTTCGGTGGCATCTATCATTTTTATAGACATCTCGTCTCCTAAGCGATAGCCTGTATAACTCAATAAATACTCACCTACTCTCATATGTTCACCTAACGCCAAACGATAAGTACTCTTTGATTCATATTCAGGAAAATTATCTGTATTTCCAATTATAAGATTACTAGTAACAAACTTACCCGAAAATGGTGAAATACCTTCTAACTTCTCTTTCAAAGTTGTAGTAAAATCATTAGTAGATAACCCTTTTCCATCTTCTTTGTCTACTTTTTTAGTTATTTCTTTATTAATATCTTCAATTTTAGCTATTAATTTAATTTTATCTTCATTTAATTCAATATTACTGTTGGCTTTATCTCTTTTATATTGTTCTATAAAGCATTGTAGAGCTTTAGCAGTTTCAAGTATTAACTTTTCATATTTAAAATTACTCATATCTATTATATCTTATGTTATAATCAATTGATTTGTTACAGTGATTTTTATCTATAATATTTAGAATAAAACACAATATTTTACCAACTAATGTAAGTGTTTTACAAACTTCATTTTTACCAAGTACAGAACTTATAGTTTCCTCTATATGCCCAAAATGGTGTAGTGAAATCTTTTGTTTTATTAAACACATATTCCACAAAGTTCTAAATTCTCTATTAGCCCATCTATCAAAAGACACAGATGTTGATAGAAAATACCCTTTTATAGATTTATATTTTATTAATACACATATAAGATTAATAAAACTTACAGGTAGTACTAAAAATATACAAAGTACCCATAAAAATAAACTAATTATAAAATTTTTTAAATCTCTCATTTTCTTAATATGTTTAAAAGTTGTTTTGTATAATCTTCTGTTTTATATACTTCATAAGTCCCATTTGGTTTAACCCAAACAAGTGCTCTTGATTCTATTTCATAACCTGTTTGTTCAAAAAGAATTTGATACAGGGATAACTGTAATTGATATTTATTAAATGGATTATCTAATAGATTATCAAATGGTTTTAACATTTTTTTACCTTTATAATTCTTAAATAAATCCCCATTAGTTTTATAATCTAAAATTTTAAATTTTCCTGTTCTTGTATTATAAAACACCATATCACTTGTACCAGCTATATCAAGAGATTCAGAATACATTTGTAATTCAAGAAACAGTGGTTCTATATAATTGGGTTTAGTAGCATACCATTTTACTATAGCTTCTTCATAACCATCAGTTGGTTTTAAGGTTCTATCTCTACAATATTTTTCTCCAAATAAATGTACTTTAGTTCCTAAACTACAAGACTTATTTTTATTGTCTTCCCACTCTTTTAATACAATTTGTTGTGTTGTATTTCTTCTCTTAGCTACTAAAGCTGACATTTTATAAGAGTCAAACTCTTCTGTAAATTTCTTTAGAACATAAGATACAGGTGTAAGTTTTTTATTTTGTTTAGTGTATGTATGTGTTACTTCATCAAACGCTAAACCACTGAAATAGTTATTTACATTTGCTATAATATTATCCATTTATAAAAGTCTTATATTTACTGGTGCAAATATAAGACTTTTTTATTAATTACCATTATCTTTATCTGGTAAATCTTCTTGTATATCTTTTTTCTTTCCTTCTATAAGGTCAAAAAATTCTTTTAGTTTTCCACTTTTTTCATAGTTATATAAAGCTTTTATTACAAGCTCTGGTGGAAATTTACCATTTGATAAAACAAAAGCATTTTTAACTATATCTTTTACTGGATATAGTAGAGTGAATAACATTATAGTATTTCTAAACATTTCTCCTCCCATAGATTCACTAAGCGGTATACTAAGTATAGATAAAGAAATGTAAACAATAGCTATTAATACTATTTTTAAAATAGTAGCTCTAAATAGTTCTGTAAAACTAAAATCACCCTTTTTAAAATGATACCAAGCACCAACTACCATATCTAAGAATAGTGTAGTTCCTATTCCAGCATAAAATAAACCATTAGTTTCATTTTCATATGAAAAGTAGGAGTATAATAATAATAGTGGTACACTCTTGAAAAAGATTACAAAGAAATAATAAATTCTATCTCTTAATTGTATTTTATCATCAAAATAAAAAAGTAATACTAAAGGTGTAGACCAAATAATTATTTTTATTCTAATTTTGTAAAGTAACTGAAAAAATTTATTCATTCTATTTATATATTTATTTGTTAAGGTTTCCATTTAAAAATAAAGTTTATATCTAATTGTTTTTCAAAAGTGTTTTTTTCTACATTTCTTATATCTTTTTGGTCTAACTCAAAGGTTACTTTTAATTCATATGTATCATCTTTATTAAATTCAGTTTTTAATGTTTGTAATATCTTATTCTTATAATCTTCCATAGAAGTTTTTAATTCTTCTTTTATGTCTAACTCTTTTTCAGAGTTACTTATTTTAAAAGATTTTAGAGAATAAGTTATTATATCATATGTTTGCTTTGTATAAAAACCTTTATTTAACAATGTTTGTGTATCTGATACATAATTAAATGTATTATTTGTTTTTTGTATTATTTGATTGTTTTGTTTATCTACAAAACCAAACTGCATATTTTTATTAAAATCAGAATCTGTTAAATAAGTGTTTTCATAATCAACATATGCATTATCTATTAAAATAGTGTGTTTTTTATCACCATAATTTAAAACAGTACCAACATTTAGTCTAATATCATTATCGCTTCCCATATCTTCAAAAGATTGTTCAACATCGTTTAAAACAGGAACAATATAAAAATACGTTGCCCAGATATTTGAGTTTAAATTTAAGTGACTCTTGTGTATTTTAAATACTTCTGTAAAACTTGTAATATTACTAGGAGCTCTATATGCATCTAATTGTAATACTACTGGTTTATTATTATTGTTAGCATCTTCTTGAGAATAATATAAGTTTATACCTGTAATTTTACCTTTAGAAACTTCATATGGAAAGTAACAATCATTTTGAATATATATATTATCACCATTATCAAACACTACAGTACTACCATTATCATATATATAATTAGAGGGTTTATTAATCATACTTTCATATGTATTAGTAACTGATTTACTTATAAGTGTTGTAGTACCTTTATAATAATCACTTTCTTGTACTAAAGTAAGTTTTAATATGTTAGATACAGCTAATACATTATCATTTCCATCAATAACTTTATACTGTATATCATATTCTACATTTTGTTGTATCTCTGTTTTACCATCAGGAGAGTTATCATCTACATACAGCTTTTTATTGTCATATCTAAAGGTTATGAATCTATTATCAAGCATATACTTAAAACTTTCCAGTACCTGTTTATAATCATTATTAGCTGCTGCCCCATCGTGGTTTACAATTATATTATTAAAATACATTTTTAAACTTAAACCACTTTTTATACTCTCTTTTTGTTCTTCAGTAGCACTATCAATATTATTAAATGTTAATATTCTACCAACATATATAGATTTTCCTTTTTTAAAATCTGAACTAAATGTTTTTTTCTCTGTTCCACCGTGAGAATTTGTATCTATATCATACCAGTCTATTTTCATAGATGTAGAGAAGGGATTAATAATTGGCTCTTCTACTTTTAAAATATACTCAGATTCTTTTATTAATGGTGAATTGTTTTTACAATTATGTATTGTAACTTCTCCTTTAATCTTATACTCTCCGTTATTTAAATCTATTTCTTGTTTAATAATTCCATTAATATCAGGAGTTATTAAGGAATTATCTAAAATAGTCTTAAATGGTGTATTCTCAAAAGTATTACCAATTTTTCTATATATAGAAGAACTAATAGTACATTTACTCTTTCCAATAGGGTTTTCAAAGATACTACAACTATTGTCACTGTTATTATCTATAATATAATCTATTCTGTACTTCATAATTTAACAGCATTTATATTTAATGAAATTTCTATAGGTTTTTCTATAATCTTAAATTTATCTGTACTAACAGAAGAAACAACTGTAGTTGTATCTTTCTCAACTAAATCAATTCTAATAACATTTTGTTCTTTACCATACTGTTCAAATAAATTATTTCCTATATTTATAGTAAAATCATAGGTTTCTTCTGTGTTATTAAATAATATTCTCTTTAATTTTTCCTCATCAAATATGGGATTATTACTTATAAGATTATCATTTAAGTATGTATTGGTTTTATAACCAATTTCTAAAGCCTTATTTTTATCTTCTTCTGACATTTCATTATTATTTGTATTCTTTAACAATAATGAATAATCAAACCCATATTCACAGACATAACAAACTGTATAAGTTTCTAATTTTTGCTCTGGTCTTATTTGATTTAGTGTTAAAACAAACTTGGGTTTTACAGTAGCTTTTTTCTCTTTTCCAATTGTAACTTGGGCTTCAGTAGAACATTTACCATTTAGAATTAATTTTACTTTGTATGTACTAAGACCTTCATAGGTATTTGTTACTTGAAATAAATGAGAGTCAATAGTATTTTTAAATTTATCAACTGAAGCAATTTTATCAAAGTTTTTATTACCTTCTTTTCTCCAGAGTTCATAGGTATAATAATTAAGATTATCTATTTCTGAGTTATCTTCTACTGCTGATAATATTTGAATAGAAATATCTTCAGTTATTATTTCTGAACCTGTAATATCATTGTTTTGATTATCATATATCTTTAAAATAGGTAATCCTATATTTATTTTATTGTAGTTTAAAGTTGTATATGTATAGTAATCTTGTTCTATATTATCAATAAAATAGATAAAAATAAAATTATTTACACCTACCTCATATTGTTTATAGTTCCAACTAAAAGAAAAAACTTTATTATCTATAACAGAAGAGGTTAGTGCGTGTAACTCTTCTACTAATTTTGTTCTTTTTAAAGAATTTTTTTCATTGTTCCAATAAACTTTAACAGAAAATTCTTTGTTTTCAAGCTCTCTAATTTGTTCTTCAGATAATTTATGTTTGTTTGTTATGAGTACATAATTATTAGTACTTTTACTAGTTAAATCAATCAAATCATTATTATCTGTACAAACTCTTTTATCAATAAAATTTTCAGTTATAATATTATCATTAGTAATTATTTCAGGTGTAAATTTTTTAAACCAAACTATTTCATTTGATGAAACAACCTTATCTTTATCTTTTATTATAAGTCTAAATCTAAAAGAATCAAAAGTGTAAGTTATATTATGTTGAAAAACTTGCTCCCAGTTACTGTTAGAAATAGTTATAGTATCTGGTAAGTTAGTTTCTGTTAATACATCTTCCCAAGAATTGTTTTCAGTATTAAAATATTGTAGTGTTAAAGGAAGGTTTTCTTTACTTTTTTTGCAAACATTTTGTACATAAACAAAACCTTTTATATCATTAGGTAAATCTTCTGTTCTTAATACCTCTTCTTCAGTAGACCATAATATTTTTAATACATATTTTAATTCACAATCTATTTCTGGTGGAGTATACTCTATTTTTTTACAATCAGTCCAAATATTTATTCTTCCCATATTACTCTATTTTAAATTGATTATCTTTATAAATATAAGAAATTTTTGCTGTTGTCTCTAATCCAGATGAAGAATATTTATCAGATATTAAACTACCATAACTTCTTTGAATAGTTTTTTCAAGTACAGTTTCACCATCAATAACATCAAAGGATACAAACTCAGGTTGCTGACCACTACTTAATAATATCTTTTTTAAATATTTTACTGGTTTACCCCCTTTTATTATTCTTATTGTTGTACCAATTTCATTATGAATAGATGTTGTATCAATTTTATTTCCTTCATCACTTATATTATAATAGGCATTTTTTATAGTAAAATTAAATATGGGTTTGTCAAATTTTGCTCCATAAAAAACCTTTAAGTGATTTAATATAAACTCTATTTCATTTATATTTATAATAAAAGATGTTCTTCTACTACTAGTATCCATAGTTTTCATTATAATACTAGACTCAAAAGCAAAATTAATGTTTCCTAAACCATATTCTCCAAATGTATTATTAAATTGTTGAGATAAAAAATAATTAAAATTACTCTCAGTATCATTAAATTTCTTCTTTTTAAATTCTATTATGTTTTTTATCTTATTGTAATTATCAGAATTTTTTCTTCGGCGTGAATATTCAATAAAACTAGCTTGTTCTAACAGTGGATAAAATACAGATAATCTTCTCATCATCATATCTTCCATAGCTTCTGGAGAAGGTGGATAACCTGGTGTTATAGGTATATCTGTTGCAGTAAACTTAGTTGGAATATTAAACTGTAAATTACTAAAATTAAAATATACATCTGACACTAATGAATACTCCTCATTGTTATTCATAGCTTCATAGTTCATATTATCTATAACTATGTAATAATTACTATATTCACTTGGCTGTGGTATTGTAGATTTACAAAGGTTAGTGTCTACACCACCCTCTACATAATTTGAATCTTGAATGTTATTTTCTATTAAAAATGGGTATTCAAAATTATCATTTAATATTTTTTTTCTTTTAGTGTATATAAAAGTACCTAAGTTATCACCAGTACACTTTCTTGAAGATGGTTCACCAATATAAGTAAAATTCATAATCATATTTATTTCATTAGTATTAAATATATATGAACCTAAAGATTTGTCTCTATATATTACTTCTATACTGGCAAACACTTTTGTATTATTGGTAATATTCTTTTCTGATAGTAAAAAGAAAGCTGTTGTTAATTTTCTATTTAAATTATCTACACTAAAATTTTCCCAACTTTCTATTATAGTTCCCTTATCTGTTTTAAAGTATATATTTGTTTTAGAATATAGTTCATTTAAAACTTCTGGATTAGATTCTGACAGTAATGCTAATGAAAAACTGTTTACAAGAGGTTTTTCTTCTTTCTGAGCATATGGTTCAACTCCAACTTTATTAAAATATAAGATAGATTTTATAGAACTATCTAATATTCTAATTTCATTACTATACACAAAATCACTTGGAAAATTATTGATATTATAATCAATCCTAGCAAAAGATTTTAGATAAAGAGTACTGCTTTTTTTCTCTCTCATAAATGAAGCAATTTCACTTACTTTATTTTCAATCAGTACTGTATCTAAGTAATTTGTTTTATCTAATATTATATTGTCAAATATAGTAAAATATTCCCAATCACTATCTTGTGATAATTTATATAAATATTTAAAAGTTACGCTTTTTATAATATCTTTTACATCACTACCAAATAAAACACTATTATTTACACTGCAATCAATCAGAGTTTGTGGAAGTAATATTTTTTTATCTTTATCTTGAAATTTAAAAGATAAATAATTTGTTATTTCTACTTCTTTTATTAGTTTATATTGTAAAGTATTTTTTGGAATTTTAAATGATATATTATCAAAGGAATACAATATTCTTATCATATTTTCACCCTCTTCTAATACATCATAATTATAATTAGTATCAATAATAATAAATTCATCTGCACTATTATATATTAAATCACTACTGTTAGATTCAACAGTTTGCCAATCACCTTTATAGTTCTTTAGTTGGTACTTATAATATATTTTAGTGTAATTTTTATCCTGAAACTCTCCTATTTTTACTCTTAACTTAACTGATATATTATTAGATTTACTAATTCTATTTTCTAAACAACTATTACAAGTAGTAAAATCAGAACTATTGTTACAATCATTATCTTTACAATCTCCCCATATCAATATACTATCTTCATAATATCCATTAATACAAGGCTCTTTTATTTTCCTTATAGTTATTCTATTTATACTCATAAAACTATATTTAACAAAAATCTACAACTGACCAATCAAAAGAACTTTTAGAACCTTTATCACTATTTTTAGCTATAAAAATTAACTTTCCACTTTCAATATCCTTAAAATTAATAATTTGTCCTTCATAAATATCTACACCATCAAGTGTTAATTTATCTTTATTATCATCTTTTCCAGATAAGTCTAATTTGTTAATTTTTATTTTATTTATGGTTCTATTAAGTTCATCTTTATATAGTGGAGATGTTTCTAAGAAACACTCTTTTACAATTACTTTAGTACTTCTATTATCAATTAATAAATTATAATCTCCTGTTACAATTATAGAAGTTTCTAATTTATCTTTTATACATTTAATATCTAATCCCATAGATATTAAACATTTTTCTATTTTATCAAATTTAAATATGCTGTTATTATAATTTCTATTACAAGTATTTATATTCTCATAGAAATAAAATGTTAAGTAATATACTCCTAACAGTTTTCTAAGTAGTTTAGTGTTTAATTTATTTCCGTGAATTTTTTGACTAAGTAGTAAACATATAGCTTTTTCATTTACATCACAACCTATACATTCAAGAGCTTTTGAAAATACACTTTTATATACACTTGAAGTTAATGAATAATAAAGAATTGTTTTTGTAGTTATTGATAATAAATCTTTTTCATTAATACACTCTTCACAGTCTTGACAAGCACATTGACACAATACATACTCTAAATCTTCTATTAAATCTTTAAATAATGTTGGATAATATGGTATCAACTCAACAGCTTTATGTCTACCAACTTCTATATGTAATTCATACAAACTAAAATCACTATCAGTAGGTATTGTAATACTAACCTCTTTATTATCCGTAATTTTATTGGGAGTATGTTTTTCTTCGGAGCAAGAAAAGTGTTTTTCTAACCACACTTTTAAAACATCATCTTCTGTTGTCTCTTTTCTAACAGTTATATTATAATTATCTTTTTTAATTGAATACCACATAATAAATAAAAATAGGGGTTAGCAGTTTCCAACCAACCCCCTTACTAAATTAAAACATTAATTACTTAGAAACCAATTTTAGAATCTGCATCTATTTTTGATACTGCTGTTGCAAAATCACCAAAATCACCAGAAGTTAAACTTTCAGTAGCTATAATAACTTCAGAAGTGTGGTCGTATAAGTGATGAGTAACTTGTGATTTAACACCATATCTGATAGTAATTACATCATACACTTTAGTTTCATCAACAAATGATTCTGGGTTAAATTCATTTCTTGTAAACTCAGAGTATCTAGTGTTATATTTCTCATTAACAGTAGTCCACTCTACATTTTTAAGGTCAAAACCAGAACCTTGTTCTACAATATTAGGTTTTGTTACTTCAACAGTTCCATTTCCAATAAAACCATCACCAACACCTACAACAAACTCTGTATTACGTGGAGACATATAACCCTCTTTCCAATTTGTTTTTTCTAAAGGGATAGCAGTAAATTTTAAATCCACTTCAACATAAGCTGGTGTAGCTCCAGTAAGTCCTTTATTGTGTTTATCAAGAGTTTTTAACTCGTCTAAAGTTAAAACATCTCCAGCTGCTTTAGTTAAACCAGCTACATTAGTAAGAGCTTTCCTTGTAGTAACCTCTGTTTTAATATATGGATTACCACTAGCATTTACTAAAAACTCTAAAACAACAGGAATAGGATTAATTTTTTTACAAGGGTCAGCAGTTCCACAAGTATTACACTCTTCTGAACGGGCAGTTAGAGTAGTTATTAAACTGTTAGTTCCTTGTTTAAATTTTAAAAATTCATTGTGGGTTTCAATTCTCAAAGTATAATCTTTACCACAAGTAATAGTGAAATCCTTAAAGGTAACAATTTTATCTTGATGTTCTGCACGAACTACTTTAGATATACTTTTGACATTGTCATTTTCTATCCACATATTAGGTGATTTGTGAATCTTACCACCCATTTTAATAGCCAAATAAGTTCTTTTAGGAGTAAAATCAGCTGCAGTTAGATTTGTATTTAAATCAAAAATACCAAAATCTCCATCATCTGCTAAATCAGATAATTTCTTACCAGCTATTTTAATAAACTTTTTAGCTACAAACACTTTTACAATATCTTGTCCTTGTGCCATAATTTTAATTATTAATTTAATTGATTAAGATTCAACTTACCTTGTTTTATTTGGATATTTTGCATATCTAAATTACTTGAGGCAAGCATTACAGCTATATCCACTATTTCTCTGTGTGTTTGATTTGGGAGTTCACAGTTTTGTCTACCTGTTAAATTTAAACCTGTTTTTAATGATTTATATTGTCCTTCAGGTTTAAAATCACTAGCATTATGAATATAAACTGGTTCTTTTATATAGTTTAGTTTTACATTTTCTACATCAAAAGTACCATCAGAATAAACTCTAAGACCTTTTGAATCAAAAGTTGCATTAATATCACCCCACTCAAAAGAAGAATTATCAAAAGGAGATTCTTCAAATTTATCATCGTGTTGTTTAATTAATAATCTAACTTCTTTTAAACCACACTGAGCTTTAGAAACTGTTACTTTAGCTGATATATAGAACATATAGTCTGTTGGTAAAACAAATACTTTTTGTCTATCCTCTGAATTAATTAAATCTTTCTCTAGTTGTTTATTTTCTACAACTATAGTCCTTATATCATCAATTGTCCTCTGTGAGGTCTCAAAACCCAAATAATTTGGTACTCTTGGAAATGCAACACTCTTTATAAAAAATTCTTGAGCTTCATTTAATAGCCAATCAATTTCTGGAACTCTTAAATTTCTATATTGCTCAGAATCAATTTTATTTAACTTCATCTTGAAGTCATAGTGCATTTCTTGTACTGTCATTTTAATTAGTTAGTTTTTCTTGTAATTGTACTTTTAATACTTGATTTTTTGGAGAGTTTAGATACTTAATAGCACTTGGCATATCAGCACCCAACATTACATCTCCGTATCTAATTATAGTACCCTCTTTAGTTAAAATTCTTTTATCTAAAAGACTTATAATCAAAGATTCAGTAACTACCTCTTTATTATCTCTTTTTAAAACTCTAAAGAATGCTTCTACATCTTTATTAATAGCTTCAACAAGTTTTAAATCAATAACATTCACAGATTGTTTAGAAACATCTATACCAGATAAAATCTTAACAATATCAATTTTTCTATCTGTTGTTAAAGAAACCATTTCAACCATTGCTTTAGTTTTTAAAGCTTGTTTAGAAGCTTTTACTTCTTCATCTTCATTAGCATCTATAATAACAAATTTAGCTTTTGGACATAATCCTTTTTCTAAATCTTCTAATGAATTAGCTATTAAATCACTTCCTTTTAGAATATAAAGTTTAACAAGGTCTAAAGGATTTTCTGTTTCAAAGAAATTAGCACCATAACTTAATTGTACGTGAGATAATTCAGTGTCAAAAAATGGGTGGTCTTCATTATGTTTATAAGACAAATCAAGACTAATTCCTAATCTATCTTCTAACTCTTTTATCTCAGATTCTGTAGCAGGAAAGCTATATTTCCTTGTTTTTGAATCAATAGCACAACTGATTTTAATGGGCTTAATTAAAGCTCTTGCTTCTTCTGTTTTAAACCAAACTGGTTTTTTTATAGGTCTTACTTCTACTAATGCCATAATATATTTTAAGTGTTAATTAAATTGTAATTTGAATTGTTGTTTAGATTTAAGTGTTAGTTAAAAGTTAAGGGGTAGGGTTTACTACCCCTTAAACAGACAACTAAAACACTTAAATTATAGTAATCCATTAGGTTGATAAACCAACATACCACAATTTGAAATATCTTCTATCATTACACCCAATTGGTCTGTCAAATGAATTGAGTAACTTTCTTTAGTGTTTGCAGGGTTTTTACCGTGATTTCTTCCTTCTGGACCAATCAAACCTCTTACATAACTAAACCCATAAGCTCCTTCAACTTCAATTTTCTTAATGTTAGTACCATTATCACCTTTGAAATCTAAGAACAAATATCTCAATGATTCAACATATTTACCAGTAATAGGGTCTATTTGACCATTAAATCTTCTATCATCAAATAGAGGCATATGTATAAAGTTTACTTTAATACCCATATTAGAAATATATTGAGAAAAAGTATATCCATAACCATATGCGTTAGGGTGGAATGCTGTTACTTGTTTAGCAGGATTAAAGTTAGTACCAACAAATCTCCAAGAGCCATTTTCTTGAACAAGTTTATTCATAGCTTCTGAAGCTTGTACCATACCAAAATAACCTGTGAGAACATTTATTTCTTTAATCTCACCTGGATTTACTCTTGAGAAATAAATATCAGAAAGGTATTCTTCTAAAAGTTTTACAGAGAATTTAGTGTAATAGAAATTATTACCACTAGTTTCTAACTGTTCAATAACACCTGGAAAAGTATCTACTTTATATCCAACAGCTGAACTTACACCCTCATTTGAAACACCATAGACAAGAAGTCTTTCTTTGTCCATTTCAAATTGCTTAATAAGTTTAGCTTCAATAGCTGGTAACCAAGTTGAGAATTTCTTACCATCTTGAATAAAGTCAGCAGCTAATACCATTTCGTGAGCATAGTCAGTAATTTCGTGCTGTAATCTAACTTTACCAGTTTTACCATATAAAGTATAGTAACCCCCAAACTGAACAGAACCACCTTGAATATCAGCTTCTGAAGCAGTAGCCCACATTCTTGACCACTCTTGACCTACTTGGAAAAGCTCAGCAGGAATACCTTGACCATCTTGTTTTACATATTGAACTCTGTAAACATATTTACCATTAGCTGTTGCAATTGGACCCTCTTGAATCCTACACTGATAAGATTTTGAACCTCTTAAAGGAACAATTACATCAGATGGTAAATAAAAATTTACATCAGCTTCAATTTCAAACATTACACCACCAGTGCCTACAAACCCACCAGCAGTTCCAATAGCTTTAGTAATTACTAAAGGTTTAAAATCATCAGCAGCTACTTTATATTCATAATCAGTACCTTTAATTGTCATCTTATTATTTCCAATAAGTGAACTAAAAGCATTTCCAGAATAATTGTGCTGAGCAGAGAAAAGACCTTCAAGAATAGGTTTCATTTGAAAAGGCTTTTTCTCAGAAATTAAACCCAAATTGTTTCTATCTGTGTAATTTGGATTTACACTTCTACGAACATTATTTACATATCTAATGTCTATTGCCATAAATTATTATTTTTAAATTAACTAAATATTTCAGAAAGATTTATTTTATTAGTAGAACTCCCAACACTACTATTAACTAAACCTTTTCTATTCTCTAAATTGCTTTTTACTTTATTTGTTGTTTCTGTTTCAACTTTCTTTTTTAAGTCTTTAAAATCAAAATCTGATTTAAGTATTTTTGCAAGAAGAACTAATTTATTAGGGTCTTTAAATACTTTATTAATTTTATCTATTATACCTGTAGTATAAGTATTACCATTAGGTACATTAGCGTTTACAATAAAATTAAATAAATCATCTTTTTCTTTTTCATTAATCCTAAAACCTTCAATCTCTTTGTTATCAGTTAATGTACTTTTTACAGACTCTTTAAAAGAATTAAATTCTCTTATCTTAGCTTTCTTTGTTTCTTCTTGTTCATAGATAAGTTTATCTCTTTGTCTATCTCTTTCAGATGAAAGTCTTTCATATATTTTTTTAGCTCTCTGTTCTTTTTTACCACTATTAGTTAAATTTTCAATAAAATCTTCTATTTCATCGTGGTCATAATCTTGTTTCTTTAACTGATATCTTATTAATTCATCTTGAAAATTTTCATCTTCTATATTGCCTTCTGGTATTTCAGTCTTGTTATAGTACTCTACAAAATCACTTACTTTACCCCCAGAACGTATATATTTAATAAGATTCTTACCCTCTTCATTTAAATCTCTCTCAACAAAATCATTAATTCTGTTGTTTACTTCTTCTTCATATTCTTTCTCATAAAGTTCCTTAAGTTTTTCTGGAGATAATCTTTCATTATCCTCTATCTCAACATGTTTTAAGATACCATAATCTTTTAAGTCTTTATATACATCATCATATATAGAAGTTTCAACTTTAGATTCATCTTTCTTTGTTTGAGGTTTATTTAAATCAACTTCTTCAAGATTTTCTTCTCCCTCTTTTTTAATAGAAATATCTTCTTTTTGAGGTTCTTCTAATTTACTATTTTCTTCTTGTTCTACAGGTTGTTCTATAGTAGTACCATCTTCTGCTATAATTTCACCCATATTAACATCTAAATTGTCCCAACTAAAGTTTCCTAAAGGACTCTCTGTAAAATTGTTTTCTGTTGTCATATTTGTTGCAAAATTAATAATAAAAATTTATAATTGTTAAGTTTTAATCTTAATAAATGAACTTTATCCCTAATAGCTTATTCTACATTAACACTAGCTTTCAACACTTGATTTTTTGCTTTTTTCTCATCAATAGCTAATTTTTTATCCTGTTGTTTCATATTATCTTCGTGTTCCTTTTTCTGTTGTTCAAGTTTAGCTTCTTGCAATTCTATATTTCTTTGTTTAATATCTGCTTCTACACCAAACTTAGCAACTTCAAGAATATCTGGAGTACCATCTTTATCAAGGTCTTTATCTTCATTAAAACCAATAGAAAGTATAGTTTGTTTTTGTATCTCAAGTTTTCCTTTAAGGTCAATCTCTTCCATCTTAAATTGGTGGTCAATATATTTCATATCTTTTTCGTGTTGTTGTTGAGCCTCTTGAAGTTCTTTTTGAGATTTAAGTTGTTCTTCTTGTTGTTGTTGAGTAAACTCTCTTCTTTCTTTCTCAGCTTTCTTAAGTAATTCTTCAGCTTCTGTAATAGATTCACTTCTCATTACTTTCATAACATCAGACATTTCAATAGCTTGATTTTGCATAGCTGCGTGAGCCAATTGTCTAACCATCTGAAGAGCTTCATCAGATTTCATAGAATTAGATACAAATACACCATAAGTACTGTTTTCAAGTAAATCATAATCTATTTGTAACATTCTTTGAGAAAAATCATCTAAAGCATAAGAAAGATATTTAGGTTGATAAGTTGAATAAGCCACCTTAGCTATTTCAATTAAGGCTTGAAGAGCATTTCTTTTAACAATATTGTGCATTTCAAAATACGGTTCAAGTATATTAGCTGATTGAATAATAGCCTGTTGAGTATTTCTCACAGCTTCATTAGAACCTATTTGACCTTCTATTTGTTTAGTAATACCTACAGATTCACCACATCTTCTTTCAATATAATCAGCTAGTTCTACATATTTCTTTATATCTGAAATTAAAGATAAGTCAATCTCTTTTACTGCTTGAGTAATTTCAGATTGTCTTGTACCCTCTTCATTAGGATTAAGTAGAGCTATTTGATTATCAAAAGTATAATAAAACCATTGGTCTAAACTAATTTTAGCAGATTTAAGTGGTATTAAAGAAGCATTTATACCAAGTATTTTACCTCTATCAGAATTAATAAGACTTTCTATTCTATAAAGAATTGTATCATACAGATAATTATAATGTTTAATTCTATCCATTATAGAAGTTGGTTCTGAATTTAAAGCATCATAATAGCAACCTATATATGATAACTTACATTTTGTCGGGTTTTCTAAATCAAAATACTGTCCAGGAACTTCTCTTAAATGTAAATACAAATCATTATCTATCTTGTAGCCTTCATATCTTGATACTACCCAAATTAACTCTTCAGATAAATCACCTGATTCTTTATTTAATTTATATTCTTCATCTACAACAATTTCATAAGGTTCATTTGTTTCTAAATCTATTCCCCTTACAAATTTTATTGGTTTTAAAGATTTCCATTCACAGTGTGTAACTCTAATTCTATCAGAAGACCTATTGTCAGAGAATACATCTTGAAGATATAATTCTGTACCTCTGTTTTGTACTTTTTTATATAGATTATCAATGTCTTCATTCTCAAGAACATCACCAAACCTATTTACAATTTCACTTACAGTTAAAAACTCATCATAAGAAGCCCACTCAGCATCTTCTACATTATAATCAAACTCACCACAATCAAAATATAAAGGATTAATAACTTTTAATACTGGTTCCCTGTTCTCAATACAAGCTCTAAAAATCTCCTTAGAAGATAATAATCCGTGCTTCCACGCTAAATTAAACTTATTTCTAATATCTTCTTTTTCTTTAAGATACTCAAGAATTTGATGAGCTAATAATTCAGCTGGGTCTTGATGGTCTCTCTCCATATAAAGTTTAACTTCTTGCGGAGTTCTTGCTTTAACTTCTTGTTCAATTTGTTGTTGAACCTGAGAATTAATTTGAGAAATTTGTTCTTCAGTTAAAGGCTCTTCTTGGTTTTGTTGTGCTAACTGTTGAGCTTGTTCTTGTTCAACTTGTTTCCTTATTGGAGCAGTAATTTCTTGAATTACAAAATCTCTAATCTGATTAAACTCTTCTTGTTCTTTTCTTGTAGTAGCTTCTGGATTAGTTGCTAATACTCTAAAAGAAAAAGGTCTCCTCATTTCCATTCCAATAAGTGCCTTAATTTTACCAGATACAATATCCTTATGAGTAAAATTAGTTTTAGGCTTACCAGAATCCTTACCAAAAGGATAACACACAGCTTCAAAATCTTTCATATTGACTTTATTATTAAATAAATCATAGTTAGATTTCATTCTGTGTTTATCATTACCTACAAAGGTTTCATCTTCTAATAAATCAAATATATAATTTTCAGTTCTTCTACAAAAATTATTTATATTATCTTTGTACCATTGAAAATCATTTGATTCCTTTTGTTTTCTTGTTAATCTACCTCCTGTCATTGATTTGATTTAAAAAACTTACCATTTCTTCTAATCTACTTACACTAGAACTATACTCTTTTTCTAGTTCCTGTTCTTGCAATTGCATCATACACATAAAAAATGATGATAGTCTATCACAATTTACTTTTCTATTATATATTAATAGTTCTTCTATAAATCCTGGACAATCTATTTCATCTATTACAGATAAAGTATTTCCAAAATCATCTTCATAACCATTTAGTAACCAATCATTAGTGTATTTTTCACAATCTTCTTTTATTCTATCAGTCATATGACAACCATATTTTCTATCTACCTTAGAGTTTTGTATAGAATTTGATATTGCTCTATCTGGTTGTACTGCTAAATATTTTAATGCTTTTTTTCTTTCAAAATATGTCTTAGGGTGTGTTACTTCATTCTCAAACATTACTTGTGTATTGTATAACATAGCTAGTTTTAAAGCTATTTCATTTACAATATCTGAGTCTTGAGGTCTACCATAATATTCAGCAACTATTTTATATTTAGTATTTTCACCTCTTAAGTGTCCTTTAAATACTGTTATAGCAGATAAAGATGTACCATTGTTTTGTCTATATGGGTCATACCCTATCTTATAAAAGTTTTGTGGTGCTTTTTCACTAGGAAATTCATAAATAACTACAGCACCAGTTAAATCATTTGTTTTAGGTTTATAATTATATATAGGATTTAATACATTGTTTAAATCTGGTTTAGCTAAAACTTCCGTTCTATCTTTATTATAGTGTAGTGTTACTGGTATACCTTTTTTTATGTGTAAAGACTTAGCTTGTATTTGATTTAATCTATTTCTTAATTCATCTACTGGAAATATTGAATGTGATGACATACTAAAAGCATCAGCAGGACATAGAGGAAATTCTTGCATATGTTTATGTAATAGTGCTGAAGAAGAAGAATTACTTAAAATAGTCTTTCTTCTTTTCATTTCCCATTCTTTAGCTCCTTTTATGTTAGAGTTTCCTTGTTCATCATAGAAACCTTCCATATTCCAAGTAACTGGGTGAAAGAATCCACAAACAGTATTTTCAGCATTTTCGTCCCAAATATTAATAAAAGGCATTAAACCATAAGCAAGTGGATTATAAAACATATCTGCATAATCTTTTGTTCCACCTTGCATATCACCACTAGTTCCTATTATACAAACTTGTCCTGTAATTTTACTTCCAGCAGTCAGTGATGGTACTGTTGCATTAAAAGACTGAGCTAAATTATCAAACACTCCAGCCTCTTCTAAAAGGATAAATAAAGCATCAACACCACGCATAGCATCAAAATTATCTTTAAAAGTACGTGAAGCATCAATTCTTGATTTATAACCTCTCTCAACATTAACACCATTTATTTGTTCTACAAAACCAGATTTAATAAAGTCTCTTTTTTCAACTAATCTGTTTTTTGAAAATCCAGTGTGTTCATTAAAGAAATTTAAAAATTCCCAGACTTTCTCCATAGTCTCAGCCATAAATTTCTTTTCATAAGCACCAATTAGTGTTAGTTTATCCCTAACTGTATTGTAAATATTTGCTATAATTAAAGCATTTTTAAAGGAATAACCTTTACGTCTAGCTTTACCAACTATAAAATGATAACCACCATTTAAATAATCTAAGTGTGGCTTTACAAATAAATTAAGTCTACCTAGAATATCCTTAGATATTTTATCTCTTTTATCTTTTACACTGTTATATTCTTCTGAATTTTCTTCTAAACCTTTTAGTTCTTTGTTTAATTTATTCCACTCTTTTCTTTCCTTATCTGTACTAGGTACTTGTGAGTATTTAGAACACAGACCATTTCTTGCTATTTCTAATGACCAAAAGAAATTATAATCACCGTCCCAAAAATCTGGAAAAGATACTACTTTATTAGCTAAAGTTTCACCATCTTCATCTTCTTGAGAAAACTCAACCTTTTGTATTTGAGCAAAATTAAGATAACAATAGTGGTGACCTGTTATTTTCTCTCCACTTACTTCATACCCTTCCAAACATCTCCTTAATTGCTCCTTCCAATAGTCTAACCATTCTGGAGTACCATATGGAGCTTCTGTATAATAACCTTTCTCTATAAATCTTATAGCTTCTTGTCTAAATACAGAAGAATCTATCCACTTACCATTACTATATCTAATTTTACTTTCTTTAATCATATTAATTTTCTAAAGGGTTGATTAATTTGTTACCCCTTGTTTTAGTAGAATCAAAAAGTTCTTGTTCAACTTTCTCCTTTAAAGTATTTAAAGAAGTCATTATTTTTTCTACTTTTTCAACTGCTGAATAAACATCAGCGGGTTTATATACAGGCATTCCAGACTTAGTTCTTTCATTTAAATCTATACCAATAAGATATTCTCTTGTTTTCATTACAGTATCAAGAGATTGTTTATACATCATATAGTTAAATGAACCCTCTGTTTGAAATTCTTCTATTTTAGCTAAACACTGTTCTATTAAATTATCCGGTTTCCAATTATTAGGAAATTTAAGCAACTCTTTTAGTTTATGAAATCTTTGCTCATCAGAGTAACCAGCATATGGGTTTGTCTTCCTTTTAGAGGACATTAACTCAATAAAAGTAAACTCTTTTATAGCCTCAGATTTATCTTTAGAGTTATCTCTATCCCATATATCTTTAAAAGGTGAAGTTAATATTGTCTCTATATTTGGTTTAGCTATATTATTTTCTAGTATAAATAAATAAGCCATTACTCTTCTAAATAAATATTATAATCATCAAGTGTTGCTTTATTTGTCTCTAAAAACTTATTTATAGCAACAACAAAAGAGTGTGTATCACTTTGCATAGTGGCTATTACGTGTTTATCTTCACTAAACACAATAAAATCATAAAATTCATCTTTTATAATTTCATACCTTTTTATTGTTATATTTTCTCTAAAAATAACCATTTTCTTTTATCAACATAAATTATAATTAAAACTCTTTTAATAAACAATAAGAAACATATTTTTGATTACCTATAAGGTTTAATATCTTATAATAATCAGCTGTATTATTACAAACTTGACAACCAGTAGACCAACCACCAATTAATCTAGTAATAATATTTCCTGGTTGATAAGTAGCTGTATGAAAATTAATACCAATAATACCCTCTCTTAATTTTCCAATCTCTTCAGCTTTTTCATTTTTATTCCAATCTCTATAGAATTTAATAGGATTAGCTTGCTTTAATGCTTTCATTTTACCTTTATGAAATCCAGGAGTCCATAATGAATGATACCACTCATTAGTTTTAATAACAGCACAACCTTCAGAATTATAGGTGTTATAATTCTTTAGACCAGTTAATCCAGCATTTGTTGTACCAGTAGTTGCCATAATAAATTTATCTCCTTTAAAAAGATAAAATTTATCATCAAATTCATTAAATTTATCTTCATTAGATTGAACACCTAACAGCCAATAATTAGCTGGAAGTTGTTTAAATGAAGGTAAAGATTTCACTTTTTCTAATAGCTGTTTATCTGTATAACTTTTCATTTTGTTAAAAGTGCTTTAATTGTTAATTCTTCACTAGTATTATCATTAAATACTACACTTAAATCTTTATATAAATTATAAGTATTTGTATTTAAATGAACAGGTATTGTTCCTGTATATAAAGTTATGTGTAATTTATTATTTTCACATTCTTTTATATCAATACAACCACTACAATAATTGGTACAATAAGAGAAGTTATTCATTTCATTATCTTTAAACTGAAAATAAACATCTAAATATTTTCTTTCTTTTACAGTACCTAAATCTATAGTATTATTTATAAATTTACTCATCTCCTTTATAAATTTTAAATTTATCTTGTTTTAAAACCCAGTATTTATGAGTATATTTATCCCAAATTTTTCTACCTTGCTTTAACATATTCCATTGTAATTTAGTAAGTATATAAGGATAACAAGGTTTATCACAAGCTTTATTAGCAAATTGTAACTGTGTTGTTTGACACTTACAAATTCTACATTGACCTTCATTATAACATTGTTTATCCATAGAATTAATTCTAGTTTCAATTTGTTCTCTTATATATTTTCTTATAAGATTTCTTAAATTAATCCCTATAATTTGCTTAGAATAATATAAATTATACCTAAAATTACCTTGAAAGAAATATATTATATTACTTAAGTTTATCTTTGATTTTGTTATACTCATTATAAATATTTAATTTTTTATCAAAAGATTCTTTTGTTATTCTATCACTTTCTAATAAAGTCTTTAATTTACCTATAGTACTATTTATTCTAAATGAACTCACTTTAAAAGAACCTAAATACTGTAATCTAATATCCTTTAAACAGTTATTGTTCATAACCTCTTTTACCATTCTAAAAGGAGAATTACATATTTCAGCAAACTGTTGTAAAGTAATATTGGGATACTTATCTTTTACCTCTTTATAATAATTCTGTATATCACTATTCATCTTTTAAAAGCTTAAAATTATAATATTGAACTTTAGGTTCTGGTATTAATACAGGTAATATTTCTAACTTATCTTTTTCTATAATAAAACCTTTATTCTTTAAACTCCTTAAATAGTTACCTAATCCACCAAAGGATAAAGATAGTTTATCTTTAACTATTTTTCTACCAGTAGTAGAAAAAGGGTCTTTAGCTAAATCACCTGATAGGGACATAAATGCAGATAAAACTTCTATTTCTTTATCTGTCATTTGTATAGGTAACATAGGATTAATAATATACAAATGTTTCTTATGATAGTTATAACTATCTAAACTAATGGATTTACTAATTATTTTCATATTTTTGTTGTCTTTCTATTTGTTCTTCAATATAGTAATTATATAAATCTAATATTTCTCTTTTTTCAAATTTATCTAAATCTGAATTAGCATTTAAAAATCTTCTAATTTTCTTAAATCTATATAATGGAACTATTGTATGTAAAAAGTATAATGTAAATATTTTATCTAAATTATATTTATAAATAGCATATCTTAACATTACACCATTATCTTTTCTAAATTCAACAATAGAGTCTTCATTGCTAAAGTCTATATCAAACCTAATTATTTCTTTAAGTGTTTTCATATTGCAAAATTAAAAATAATTTTTAATATAACAAAAAGGTAAGTAGAAAAAATCTACTTACCTTTTAATTACCAATTGTGATTATTTAAGCAAAACAAAGTTTTCAAATTATTTTCACTTACTAAAGGGCATAGAAAGTCCTCCATAGGGGTTTAACCTACCAATAGGAGAGCTATTTCCTATTAACATATTAACTCGTAATTTGCTTAATTTTATATTTAGTTTTTATCTGCCTTTTTAGATTAAAAAACTAAAACAATTAAATCCTAGAAAGTTTTATTAGTTATCTTTGAGTTCATCTCTAATAACCCTTACTGTCTAAAACAACCTTACCTTTAAGGTTACTAAAAAACTTATTAACTGTCTTTTTATTATACAGCTCTTATTTGACATATTACTTATACCTAGCATGTTACACGAGTACTAAAATATTGACTACAGTACCCCTATTGTCCAGAATTATAAATTTTATTATCTTAATGTGTAGTCCCAAGATTAAGTAAAATCTATAAAACATTGCTAATTCTATTATCCCTTTGCCTTGCTTTCCAAGTGTCCTGACTTCAGTATAACCTTAATTATACTTGCCTTATCTCCTCTATTTTGGTCCTTTTAAGGGATTCCACTGATGAGTGAGTTATAGAGTGGGAATCACATTGGTTCTAGTTTTGCAGTTTATATGGGGCATTCATATAAACCCTCACAACTGGGTTTAGCAACACTAGGCTTTCATAATATATCTTTTTGGAACTATGGTATCAATCTTCTTAGAAGTGTTATTGGTATAACCTATAAAGTTATCATCTTTTTTAAAATAGCCTCCAACTGAACATATAAGTTTCTAAGATTAAACTCCCATTTAAGCTAAGTCTTTTATATCCCTATAGTGCTTAGCCTGAGATGACTTAGTTGCAGTGTCATCATTCCAGAGGCAAAAGTAAGAATAAAAAATGATACTACCAAATTTTCTATAAAAAATTTTTGGAAAATTTTTATTTTAATAGTGTAACTATTTAATTTTCAATAAAAAATTAAATACCCCCTACCACTATTATATATAATAAAAATGTGTAAAGTAATAAGTGTGGTATAATAAATGTGTAAGGCAATAAATATGTAGAGTAATAAATGTGTGGAATACCCCATCTCAACCCCCCACTAATTTTTGAGAATTAAAATACCCCCCACCCTAGAAATAAACAAAGAGTTTTCCAGCTGGAAAAATAATAATATATTATTTTTTATCCACACTTTATTTTCCTACTGGTACAAGATATCTTTTAAACTTTCTAACTGTTAGAGATTTTAAACTCTTAGTGTCTTACATAAGATATAATATATCACTTTTAAACTTAACTTTTCTTATGTAAACCTTTCACTCATATTTAGTAATAACATTTAAATATTATATATTATGAAATCCAAGAAATACCTTTTAGCTTCTTACCTTTATGTATTGTTTAATACATATTTGGTACTTGTTCCAAGTAATCTTACTACTAATGAAAGAATATTACTTGCTTTAATTACAATAACTTTTTGTAGTATTGTAACTTATAAAGCTGTTAAATCACATAAAACTAAAATAGCAATAAGATGAAAAAGAATTTAGTCATTAAAATCCTAATAGGGGTTATTCTCCTATTAGGATTAAAAATTTTGTATTTACAACATTATGTAACTATTAAAGTTAATAATAATACTTTATTAGTTTACACATCTGAGAAAAACCAAAATGGTTTTTTCAAAATGTATATTCCAGCTACAAAGTATAATGATGAGTATTTTGAGTATATTAGAAAACTTGAAGTAACTTATAAAGGTAATGATTTATTTATTACCAGCTTTGGAGATTATTGGATATTTGAAAAAGCTAATAACAATCTATTAAACAGAATAACCCCTGTTAAAGTAGATTATGATGTAGCTGAAGAGTTAATAAAGTAAACTATTAACATAAAAACTTACTCTTTTTAGTGTTGTGTACCATAATTATATTAGTTAGTGGCAGTGCTTCGCACTGCTAATAAAACCTAATGTAATTATTATTACACCAGACTAAGGGGTAAGTTTTTTATTATATAAACATTTATAACAAACTTTAACACTTAATTAATTATGTTTAGAGAAGAAATAAATGAGATTCTATTAGCACCAAAAAAACTAATAGAATCTCTAAAAAAGAGTGAAGCATTAAGTATAGGAATAATACTTAATTTAGATAAAGATAACTTATTTGATAAAGTTACAAAATATTCAGAACTAGTAAATCAAGAATTTGATGAGGGAGGAATATTTAATATATCAAAAGATAATATGGTATCCTTACAAGAAAACTTATTATCTTTAATAGACTATCTAAATGAGATAAAAAACAAAGTAAATGATAATAGTAGTATTCAGATGTTAAAAGAACAATTTTATGATGAATACCAGGATATATACTATATGTTAGATTAAATAAAAAACAATAAAATGAAAAATCTATTAACACTATTATTGTTGTTGGTTGCAGGATTAAGTTACTCCCAACAAGTTTATAACTTAGATAAACCAAAAGAAAAAACAAAGCAATCTTTAATTGGTAAATCTAAAGAAACTAAAGATAAAGCAATTTATCAAGGTAAAGAATATCCAGTATATATTACTGAAAAAGGTAAATTATTTATTATAGCTGTAAGTAAAAAAGGTAATACTTATAGGAAATATATTACCACAGAGAAATAGTAACTATATACTATATAGGTGTGTTTAGTAAAATGACTTAGTAGTTCATTACACCTATATAGTATATATACTTTATTTTTATGTTCCACCAATTATAAACCTTTCACTCCTTTTTGGTAACAAGGTTGGTGTTATGTGTCTTGTTACCTATACTTTATACATAACTTTTTATAACTTTATTTAAAACATTTTAACTATGGTAACTGTAATTAGACAAACAAAAAGAAACAATGCAATTGTTGCAATTAGTGAAAAAAACCCAGAAAAAGCACAAGTAGCTGTAATGGAAGTAAGAGTAGAGTATGTTATTAATGAAAACACTGGTTCAACCTTTGAACAAGAGCACAAAAGAGTTGCTTATTTGAACATTGATACAATAAACTCTGCTAACTATTATGAAGGTAAAGAATTGCCAGGACAAGTAAATACTTGGACTTCTCATACTCCTTTCTATGAAGGTCAAGAACCTAAAATGAAACAAGATGAGAAAGGTAAATGGACTATTCCTTATCTTGATGCTGAGGGTAAAATGGTTTATACACGTAATGTGTATGATGCATCTGGTAAATTAGAAGACAAATTTGTAGATGCAGCTCAATTAAGAGCTTTGGCTGATGCTAGTAAAGCAAACAGTGTTGCCAGTAAAGTAGTTCCTAATAAGGAGCCACAAATTTTCTAAAAGTAATAAAAAGAGGTAAATAACACTACCTCTTTTTATTTTATTTGTAGTTTAAAGAAATTTAGTATATTTTAATATGTTTTAAAAGAACTTTAAAAGGGTTTTTTGTGTTAATTATTTTTATTATAAAAGGTTAGAGTAATACTTTAAAAATTGCTCATAATCCTCTCACAATCAAATAAACACTTATTAAAAAATACTCAATTTCTAAAAAATTATCATAAAAATATAGCCTAAATACAATTAGTATGAAGACATTAAAAATACAAATATTAAAAAAAATTGATAGGAGAGAACAACTTATATTAACTTTGTTAAATACCAAATCTCCTAATACATATCTTATTGAGGAATTGGAATTAGAGTTAGAAAGACTCTATGAGAGACTTGAAGAACTCTAATTAAGCAACTTATAAGCTATTAGTAATTACAAACTTCATATATTCTATGACAAATCACACTACCTAAAATTACTAATAGCTTTTTCTAAAAAAGATTTATGCAAACAGATAAACAAAAAGCTAGACAAATCCACATTATTAAACTCTTACAAAGAGCTTTATATAATGGTGGTTCAGTATCTTTCATTCAAAGTACTGATAGAATTAACTTAAAAGATTTATCTTCTATTAAACAAGAATCTATTAGAAGATTAAATTTATCACCAGAGTTTTTTAAATGTAAAACTTTCTTACAATGTTTTAATGACCTTGAAGAATTAAAAGAAGATTTTGGTGCTAAAACATATGTTATAAATTAATTTTGGAAAACAGAAAATTTAGATTTTCTAATGAGGAAGATTTAGTAATCATTAGAAATGTAGAGCAATATCCAGACAACATTAAGATTGCTCTTCAAAAAGCTGTAGAAGAACTTAATACTGAGCCTTACTTATCACAAAGAGAAGGTAAAGAGAGAAGTTTTCAAACAACTTCAAGTAGATATTATATTTCCTTGAAGAAATCAGACCACAAAATATTATTTACAGGTTCTGTAAAAGGTTTTACAAATAATACCAAAAATACTCAAGTAAATAGAGATACAGGTTTATTTCCAGAAAATAGAACTTTAAATAAAGTTGAGTGGGTAACTAAGATTATTTTATCACTAACAAATGAAGAAAAAGACTTCATAGTTAATTTCTTCAAAAATGTATCACAATTTAATAAAAAGAAAAAATGAAATACATATTAACACTTTTATTTATACCTTTATTTTTGTCTTGTAGTAAAGACAATAAAGATATGCCAGATAATCCTAATAACTACAAAGACTTAGGAATTACCTATCATAATATATTTAAAGAAGAAGATGATAAAAACCTAATTAGATTATCAGATTATGAATTAGAAAAAGCTCATAAAGTAAATTATGATAAAGACAATACTTCTTCTCCTAAATATTGGATAATTATAGAATTAAATAATGAAAATATAATACTATTAAAATATAGAGATGATATAGACGAAGATGTTCTTGGAAAAAGGGATTTCTCTGGTTTTTTAGCAACTTATATTAAAACATATAAGTTATATGAAAAGAGTAGTGAACAAGACTATGATTTATCAAAAGATTTTTATCTTACATTAAAAAACCCAATAGGAGAAAAGAAAAAAGTTCATTTCTCATCTATAAGTCGTCAAATAATGCCAAAGAAATGGTATCATATGATATATGAGTAATTATAAAAATTCTAAAAAAATAACATAAAATATTTTATAAAATAACTTAATTCCTACAAGAGAAATCTTATTTTTGTTTTTAAAGTCCGACTTCATATCAATCTCTTGTAGGAATATTTTTTATTATTAACTATGATTGTAACAATTGATAATGTAAAGTATAAAGTAAAATTTAAACATTACAATTCAGATAAGGACTATAAAGGTACAGAATGTACTATTATAAGAATATCAAACAGTAATAATCCAGAGATATCTATAGAAGATACTGTTATTACAACTAATACAATATTAAAAGATGGTGAAAATTTTAATAAAGAAATTGGAAGACAATTATCTTTAAAAAGAGCTTTACACCAAATAGGATTCTCAAAAGGAATTAGACAGATTTTTTGGAATGCTTATAGAGTATGGGGAAAAACAAGATTTTGATTAAAAAATATATAAAATAATTTGGTAATTTAAAATACTTATTATATTTTTGCACCCATATAAAAATATTTTGTGATATTACTTACTTCAATGGTTTTTTAGAAAGTAATATTATATTAGTCACAAATTTAGCCTTATAGTTTAATGAATAGAACCCAAAGTTTCTACCTTTGAAGTATAGGTTTGATTCCTATTAAGGCTACTAATATGTAAGTGTATGCAAGAGGTTAAAGCAGGCTGTCTGTAAAACAGTTCCTTTAAGGTTCATAGGTTCAAATCCTATCACTTACACTTTGTACATAGGTTAAAAAATTATTTTAGAGTGCTGAATAATAAGTTACTTCAAAATAGAAAACTGAAAATTCTTGTTATTTTAAACTTTTACTTATTATATTTAGCCTCATTTTTTTGGAATATTAGCTCAGCTGGTTCAGAGCATCTGACTGTTAATCAGAGGGTAATAAGTTCAAATCTTATATATTCCGCTTTTAAAATTTATTGGGTAGAAAATTTTTAGATGTCTGTTGGGAAATAAACATCTAATGGGGGAGATATAGCTCAGTTGGTAGAGCAAAGGACTGAAAATCCTTGTGTCAGTGGTTCAATTCCACTTATCTCAACAATAATTGTGAAAAGTAATTTTTAAAAGTAGTAATAGATAAGTTACTTCTGTTTATTTTTGGGTTACAAACAATTATTACTTATCTAATTTACTCTTAAAAATCTGATTTTTTAATTAAAATTATTTATTTTGTGTAGTGATAAATAAGTTACTTCATTTCATAAGCTAAATTTTGGGAATTTAAAACTAGAAAACTACTTATTTAATTTTACTCACGAACAGGGCTATTAGCTTAATTGGTAAAGCATCTTATTTGCAATAAGAAAGATACAAGTTCAAGTCTTGCATAGTCCACTTTTAAAATAATTATTTCTCTTGAAGTTTGTCCATATGAAATGGACAAAATATTTATTTTCAAAAAAACCCTATGGTGCTATTTTCATTTTTTTTCTCTTGGATTTTATTTTTAATATTATTAGTTTTATATTGAGTTTTATAGGGTTCTCATATGTATATTTATTAATATACATTCTTGACATTTTTAACTTTGTTAAATTAACTACTCTTGGTCGTGAGATAAAAGAGTAGTTTTTATTTATTTTATAAATATGAAAGAATCATTAAAGAATATAATATACTTATCTCATTTAGTAAACTCTGAAGAATATGAAAGTCCTGAAGAACACAAATCAATAATATTTTCTTTTTTTGAAAATTTTGAAGATTTATGTCCAAAAGAAACTTTGTTTGAACTTTTAAAAGAATATTATAAAGATGAATATGAGAAAAAGTCTTTTCTTAGTATACCTGATATAAAAGATTTTGGTAAAATTGTCTCTAAAATATGTGTAAGAGAGAAAATTACTAAAAAAGATATAAAAATTTTAATTAGATATATTTTAAGAAATGATAATAAGAAATTTGTAGAGTATTTAATAAATTAAAACTATAAAAATTTTGTATATTTGCATTTATTAGAAACTGTGTGAGCAATTACACATTATGAAAAGTTAAGTTTCTAATATAAGAAAGTGATATGAGTTGTGTAATTCTCCTACAATTCACTCACTTTCTTTTTAATATTTAAATATTATGCAATATACAATATTTGATATTGAAACCAATGGTTTATTAGACAATGTAACTAAAATACATTGTTTATCTTATCAAAAGTTTAATAGTGGAGTATTAATTGAAAAAAACAGTTTAACAAATTATGAAGACATTAAAAACTTTGTACAAGCTCAATCTATTTTAGTTGGTCATAATATTATTAGGTATGATTTACCAGTAATAGAGAAATTATTAAGTATAATAGTACCAAAAGAAACTAAAATAATAGATACTTTAGGATTATCTTGGTATTTATACTCTTCTTATGACACACCTAAAAAAGGTAAAAAAATATCTCATGGTTTAGAGACTTGGGGAGAAATATTAGGTGTAGAAAAACCTAAAATTAATGATTGGTCTAATTTATCTATAGAAGAATACATAAACAGGTGTAGTGAAGATGTTGAAATAAATCAGTTATTATTCCATAAAGAATTTTTACTATTAAGAAAATTATATGGTAAAGATTATTGGAGAATAATAAATTATATTACATTTAAAATGGATTGTTTAAGAGAACAAGAATTTACTAAATGTAAAATAAATACTGATTTATTAAATAAATCTTTAAAGGAACTAGAAAATCTATACGAAAAAAAAGAAAAAGTCTTAACTTCAGTAATGCCTAAAAAAATCACCTATAAGATAATTTCTAAACCTTCTAAAATGTATAAAAAAGATGGTTCTTTATCTTCTGTAGGTGAAAAATGGTTTAATTTACTATCAATAGAAAGTTTACCTAAAGATTATGAGGGGGAGATTTCTATTATTAATAAAATAGAAGAACCTAATCCAGGTAGTACAGAACAATTAAAGAACTTTTTATTTTCTATAGGGTGGAAACCTATTACATTTAAAGATGGTTCTAATGGTAAAGTTCCTCAAATATTAGATGATAATAAAAGAGTATGTAAATCTATAAAAGATTTATATTCTATATGTCCTGAATTAGAAACTTTAGACCAGATGTCTTTAATTAAACATAGAATAGGTGTTTTTAAAGCTTTTAGAGATACTTTAGACAGTAATAATTATGTTGAAGCTACAGCAAATGGTTTTACCAATACAATGAGATTTATGCATTCTAAACCAGTAGCAAATCTAGTAAAAGTAGATAAATTTTATGGTGAACAGATAAGAGGTCTAATTACTATACCTAATGATAACTATATGTTTTGTGGTAGTGATTGTTCAGCTTTAGAAGATACTACTAAGCAAAACTATATGTTTAAATATGACCCAGAATATGTAACTCAAATGAGAACTCCTGGTTTTGACCCACATATAGATATAGCTGTATTATCAGGATTAATGTCTAAAGAAGAATCTGAGGAATTTAAAAGGCTTAAAAAATTAGAAAATCAAACTGAAGAGGAACATAATGAATATGTAAGATTAAACTCTATTAGAAGTAAAGCTAAAACGGTAAATTTTGCTGGAATATATGGAGCTGGAGCACCTAAAATAGCTGAAACTCTAAAATCAGATTTAGATTTTGCTAAAGCTCTACATACAACCTATTGGAATAGAAATAAAGCTGTAAAACAAACATCTGAAAATTTTATTATTAGAATAATTTTTAAAGATGGTACAATAATGAACTATAGAAATAAAAGTTTATTATCTTTAAAATTTCAAGAACAGCAAGAGTTTACAAATAAAATAAGTTCTATGTGGTTATTAAATCCTTATAGTAAATTATTATATCCATTGAGATATTTTAAAGATGCTTTCTCTACAGGTAATCAAGGTTTAGGAGTATGGTGTTTTGATAATTATGTAAGAGAAGTAAGAAAAAGAGGTATTAAAATATCTCTTCAATATCATGATGAAATAGGTTTTACATTTTTAAAAAGTAAATATACACAAGAAGATATACTAAAGTTACTTAAAGAGAGTATTAAAAAAGTAAATGAAAAGTTAAACTTAGATATACCAATAGACATTTCAGCAGATTTTGGTACTAATTATGCACAATGTCATTAATTATGAATGCAAGAGAGAATATATTAAAAGATATATTAGATAAAGCTAAAAGAAATGATGTAGGTACTTATCTTATTGCTCCAAGATTCGGCAAAACTAAAGTTGTAATAGAACTCATAAAGAAGTTCAAATACAAAAAAATATTATGGGTAACACCAAATACTAAATTAAGAGATGAAGATATACCTAATGAATTTATTAAATGGAAAGCTAAAACATATCTTAAAAAAACTACCACAATTTGTTATTCATCTCTTAAAAAACAATCAGGAGAATATGATTTAATAGTTTTAGATGAAGTACAATCTCTAACATTAAAACAAGCTAATAGATTACTTAGTAAGAGATTAACTTTTAAATCATTGATTGGATTAACTGGAACACTCCCTAAACACAAGATAAAGTTAGATATTATGTCTTACTTAGGGCTTGACAAAATACTGAAAGAAATTTCTATTAATGAAGCTATTGATAATAATATAGTTGCTGATTATAAAATCACAACTATAGGAATACCAATAGATTCAATAAATAAAAATATCTTATCAGGTAATAAGACTAAATCTTTCTATCAAACAGAATATCAGAAATATAAGTATCTATCAAGTGTATGTGAAAATACAATGAGTACTGCATCTTTTCTTAGAAGAATGAGATTTATACATAATCTACCATCTAAATTAAACTATGCTAAAGCAATATTACCTAAATTAAAAGGAAGAACTTTAATATTTTGCTCTAATATTCAGCAAAGTAATCAATTAGGTGTACCAACATTTAATTCAAAGACTAATAAAGACAATTTAAATAAGTTCTTAAATGAAGAAATAGATACTTTAGCTTTAGTTAATTCTGGTGGAGTTGGTTATACATTTCAAAATATAGATAATGTATTAGTAATACAAGCAGACAGTAATAAGAATGCTTTAAGTTTACAAAAGATTTGTAGAAGTTTAATTTATAGACCAAATTATACAGCTAAAATATATATTCTATATTCAAAAGATACAGTAGATAAGAAATGGGTGTTTAGTCTATTAGAAGATTTAGATAGTAATAAAGTAAAACATTATAATTTATGAGTAAAGCTTTAATTGATATAAATCCAGAAATTAAAGAGAAATTACAAGAAGAAAAAATTAGACCTTATGATGATGCTTTATGCTATCTAATGTGTCTATATTATAATATAAAACCCACTTATATACCAGAAAATCTTGTTAATAAGATTTTATCTACTGGTATTGTTAATAAGGATTATATTACAGGAGAAATTACTTGGAAAATAAACTTTTTAGCTGAAGATATAACTAATTTTGAATGGATTAATGAATACAGAGATTTGTTTAAACAATTAAATCCAGAAAGAACTGGAGTAAAACAACAATGTATTTCAAGAATGAAAAGATTCTTTATTAATAATCCATCAATAAGAAAAGATGATATAATAGAAGCTACTAAAAATTATATTAGACAAGTAGATAATCCCAAATACTTAAAATCTGCAGATTACTTTATATATTATGATGGTGAAAACTCTTTATTAAAAGAGTACATTGAAAGACTACCTAAAAAAGTTATAAATGAACAATCTTATAGTAACTTCATATGAATTTTACAGATGTATATAAAAAGATTTTAATTAATAAAGAAAATCATAATAGAGGTTACTATAACTGTATTCCATTTCTTGGAATGAATAGATTAGAATCTGTATTACCAGGAATAGAACCTAGATGTTATTATTTAATAGGTGCTAATTCTGGTGTTGGTAAAAGTAAACTGGCTAGATTTTTATTTATTCATACACCATTAATTTATATTGAACAAAATCCTACAGAAGATATAAAATTAGATATTATTTACTTTTCTTTAGAAGAGTCTAAAGAAAAAGTGATTTTATCAGAAATATCAAGAGATTTATTCACTAAACATAATAAAATGATTAGTGTAAAACAGTTACAATCTATTGGAAGATATAATACTGTATCTGATAGTGATTTAAAATTAATTTCACAATCTGAAAAGCACGTAAACTCATTTTTACAAAATGTTCATATTGTGGATTTTATAACTAATCCTACAGGACTTTATAAATATTGTAGAGATTTTGCTTTAGAAATAGGTACATATTATGATAAAAATAATGTACCTTTGTCCCCTGAAGAAATTAATAATATAAATAATGGTTTTGGAACATCTTACCAGAAAATAGCTTATTATAAGACCTATCACCCTAAACATTATGTAATAATAATTACAGATAATTTAAACCTATTAACTGGTGAAAAAGGTGGTGGACAATCAAAAGAAGCTATTGATTTATATTCTAGTAAATATTGTCTAAGATTAAGGGATAAGTTTGGTTTTACGGTTGTAAATGTACAACAATTTAACTCAGAGAAAGAATCTTTGGAGTTTAATTTTTCTGGTAAAACAATAGAAGAAAAACTAGAGCCTAATTTATCAAGCTTTGGAGATAGTTAAAAATATTTTTGTATATTTGCAGAAAATTTTATTATGGTAAAAAATAAAAATATTAAAATACTGCAAAATTTAACAAATGCACAGTTAGCAGAACTAAATAATTGTTCTGTAAGTACAATAAAAAGATTTATAAAAGAAAATAATATTGGTTGGAATAGATATCCATTATATAATAGATATCTAAATTTAATAAAAGAAAAACCACATATTTCTAATAAGGAAATAAGTAATCTATTAAATTGTTCTTTAGCTACTATAGGTAACTTTAACAAGAAACTTAGTAGAAAAAGTACTTTTGGTTATAAGTATGAAAGTTTTTCTATTTTTGAAAAATCAGTTCTTATAGGTACTTTATATGGTGATGGGTGGCTAACCCACTCAAGTAAAAATAAAAATAATTATAGAGGTGGTTTTTCACATAAAATTCAAAATAAAGATTATGTGAAATATAAAAAATCTTTATTAGAAAAACATTGTAATAAACTAATATTAAAAGAAAAAGTAAATCATAATTTCATTGGTAGAGATATAAATGCTCAAAATCAAATATATGTAAATTTAAAGTCTAACCCCTATTTGTCTATTTTATATAAAGATTTATACAAAAGATTTGAAAATAATAGACATATAAAAAAAATAGATAGTGATACTTTAAAGTATTTTACAGATATTTCATTAGCTTTATTTTTCCAAGATGATGGTTCTAAAATAATAAATAAAGTAAAGAATTTTTATTCTTACAAAATAGTAATGTATGATTTTAACAAAGAGTCTGTTGAGAATTTTCAAAAATTTTTATTGAAAAAATGGAATTTAAAAACAACAATTCAATATTGTAAAATTCACGGTTATACTATTTATATTAAAAGTGAAAGTAAACTAAAATTTTATTATTTAATTAAACCTTATATTGTACAATCTATGTTATACAAATTATAGCTATCTATAAATTCCGTGAATCTGGGAAAGTCTGGAAACAGATAACCCTTATCCAAGCTATATAGAAATATATAGAAGGAACAACGACTAATACATACTTTCTTAACAGGTGGTGCTGAAGAAAATGAAGTAACAAGAGTGCGGAACACAAACTTATATATACCAATATTTAAAGGTTTGTGAAGATATAGTCTGAACTGCATATATAATTTGGATTTGAAAATGCAGAATAAGAGGATAAAGAGCCTCTTAGATAACATTATTGAGAGTTACACCAAGAGATAGTGATATAGTGTTTGGTTTATTTTCTCCACATAGATATAATATACTTCAACATGGAGGATATAATATATCTTTTTTGAGAGATAATTATAGAGCTCTAAAAATATTAAAATCAAGAGATGGTATTTCAGATGTTCAAGTACCATTAATATTTGTAGGGCAAAGTGATTTTTTTAGAGAGTGTCCAAAGATAGAAGACGAAGAGAGTTTAGGAAAAATGTATAATTACATAGAAAAATTAAGAAATGGCAAATAGTATTTTAGTATTAGGTAATAGTGGACAAGGTAAAAGTTCATCTATGTTTCCTAATAAAGACTTACAAATTAAAGGTTTAAAACCAGAAGAAACCTTCATTATTAATGTGGCTAAAAAACCTCTACCTTTTAGAGGTTATAAGAAATTCTACCAAGAATTTGACAGACAAACTAAAAAAGGAAATCTACTAAACAGTAACTCAGCATCTGAGATTATTAATTATATTACTAATTTACCTAAATTAGGTAAATTTAAAAATGTAATTATTGATGATGCTAATTATCTACTTACAGGTGAATATATGAGCAGAGCTAAAGAAGCAGGGTTGATAAAATATTAAGCCCTTATCCATCTAATTGCTGGAAACTCCTTAGAGACTTAATACTACAACATAATCAGTGATGATAAGTGTGAAGGTTTAAAAAATTAAGTATTGGACAATCAGCAGCTAAGACTCTTAGTTTAACTAAGTGTAAAGTTCAACGACTATCTCGTGAGAGAGTACATTCAAATTTAAAGATTTTTATGGAAACGGTGGAATATATTAGAGATTATAATAAGAAAAATTATCCAGCTGAGTATAGAATTTGGAAAGGTATGAGAGCAAGATGTAAAGCACCTTGTTTAAGTCATTTAAATTATCAAAAGAAAAATATTAAAGTTTGTAAAAGATGGGATTCTTTTAAAAATTTTATGCTAGATATGGGAGAGAAACCATTAGGATATTCTATTGATAGAATAAACAATAATGGAGATTATGAACCTAATAATTGTAGATGGGCTGATAATAATACTCAAGCTAAAAACAGAGGAAATTTCAATATAAATGTAGAATATAAAGGTAAAATACAATGTCTAAAAGATTGGGCTAAAGAATTAAATATTAATTATAGAACTTTATATTGTAGAATGTTTAGAATTGGAATGTCTTTTGAAGAAGCTATTAATTATGTTGATAAAAGAGATGCTTTAATATTTTGGAAAGGTTCTTATTATAATAAACAACAGTTGTGTGAAATGTATAACATACCTATACAAGTTTTCTATGACAGAAAAAGTAGAGGTTGGGATATTGAAAGAATACTTACTCAACCTGTAAGAAAATCACCAATTAAATAATATATAAGATATAGTCTAATCCTTTATGAAAGTAAAGGTAGTAATGTTAATAAATTCACAGATTTGGCTAAAAATTTCTATGATGTTTTAACAGCAGGAATTAATTTACCTTCTGATATGAACTTTATTATGTTTGCTCATACTGAAGTTGAAGAAGGTGCTTATAAGATAAAAACTGTTGGGAAACTTATAGATTCTCAGATAAATCCAAATGGCTTCTTTACTTATTGTTTAGTATCATCTACCTATGTAGATACAGAAGGCAAAACTGTCTATGGGTTCTATACTAACTCAACAAGAGATGATAGAGGTCTTGTAGTACCAGCTAAAACTCCTTATGGAGTATTTAAAGACCTTATTATTTCTAATGATATGGGTTATGTAATAGATGAAATAGAAAAATATAATCAAGGAGAATAAAACACTTAAAATAAATTAATATGGTAACAATTACACCAAATGTTCTTAGAGAACAAGTAGAACAAGGTATGAAATTAGATGCTCTTGCTAAGCATTATGGATTACCAAAGACTCAAATGAAAAATGCATTAAAACAATTAGGTTTAAAAATCAGAAGATTACAAGAACCTAAATTTGTATTTGCAGATGAAACTTATGTTAAAGAAGAAGATAAAAAATCTGTAAATTTTAAAGATAAAGAAGTTGATGAAGAAATAGTTAATCAAAGAGAACTTTCAACTTGGTAAATAATTAATAAATTTTTAATATGGTAAATTTTAAAGACTTAAAAGAAGAAAACCTCACAGGAGGTAATGGTAATTACATTAAATTTGGATTAAACACTGGTAAAATTTTATCTGTCTATTATACACCTAGAGGTGGATATAAAGGAGAAGAAGCAGATGCTCTAGTTGTAGAATGGCAAGTGGGGGACACTAAAAAAGATATTAGATTTTTCCCAATTCCAGATGATTACCCATATGATGCTAAAAAGGCTAGTGATGTACAAGGTTTAAGAATTAAAAATATCTTAAAGATTTTTGTACCAGAAGAAACTGTAAATAAAGTAATGTCTAATGATTATAATTCTTTTAAAGAGTTTTATCAAACAGTAGATAAATGTTTAAAGGCTAAAGCACCTAATATGGCTGAAGTTGATGTAGATTTCTTCTTTAATTATCAGTTAAATATTGCTCCTAATAACAATCAAACTTATCTAGAAATTGATAATGCAAAAACATCTTATAAAGGTAATTCTTATGTAAAACACATAGAAGGAGATTTTAAACAAGTTATTGATGATAAAGGATTACATTTTGTAACTGATGATGGTAAAGTACACCCAATTTCAAGAAATAAGTGGTTTACTCAGCAAAATTATATGAAGAAACAAACATTAGAAAATGTTTCAAAACACCAATCTTCTACTTCTTCTGGAATAGAAGATTTACCATTTGGTGGTGATGATAGTGATAATTGGTAAAAATTAAAAACTTTAGAGGGGTATGTTGCAATTTAAGCCTTATTACCCGCCTTTAAGTTCAGAAGAAATACTAAACACAATAAAAGAAGAAGACATATTTAGTATTGTAATTAAAGAAGATATAAACCTAATAGATAAATACATAGCACCATATAGAGAAGATAATAATGCTGGTTGTTATTTTGAGGAATATCAAAATAGGCTGTATTTTATAGATTGGGCTGACTTTAATAATGTACAGAAAAATTGTTTTGCTTTTATAAGTAAGTGTTATAATTTAGATTTTTTAGGTACATTAGAATTTATAACTAATTATTTTAAAATTGAACAAGAGGGTGAACTAAAAAGAGACATTATTATAACTAAAAAAACTATTAGTAGTAAAATAGATAGACCTATTTTTATTGCTAAAAGAGACTTTAATGACAAAGATAAATCTTTTTGGTTACCCTATGGTATTACAAGAAAACAATTATTAGAAGATAATGTATTTCCAATAACAGCTTATAGTAGTGTAAGTAAAAAAGGTAACATTTTTATAATTAATTGTTATGATATAGCTTATGCTTATACTGAATTTAAAGATAGAATTAAAATTTACAGACCAAGAAATACTGAATATAAGTGGTATACAAACTGCACTCAAAATGATATTGGTAATTTTAATAATTTACCTAGTAGTGGAGAATTACTTATTATTACTAAGTCATATAAGGACTGTAGAGTTTTAAGAAATCTTGGTTTAGTTACTATATGGTTTCAAAATGAAGGACAAATACCTAATCAATTAATTCTAAAAGATTTAATTAAAAGATTTAAAAAAATAGTAGTTTGGTTTGATAATGACTCTACTGGAATTGGTAGTAGTCAGATGATAAGTTCTTTACTAAATTCTATAGTACCTAATAAATCTAAGTCTATAACATTACCACCTATATTATTAAGACAAAATATTAAAGACCCTTCTGATTTTATTAAATCTTTTGGAAAGAATAAATTAGAAGAATTTATAAACAAAAAATTATGAATAAAAGGGAGAAATTACTTATTTCATTTTTGAAATTTGTTTTTCTTCCTTTTTATTTTATAACAAATAAATATCAAGTAATGATTTATGAGCAACAAAAAAGCAGTGTAAATACTGTTGGTGAAATTAAAAGTAATAGTGTAAAAATAAAAGAAGAAAATTTAGATTTCATTCTTACTATACTCTCTTCAAATTTATATTCAGACCCCATAAGTTCTTTAATTAGAGAATATTGTTCAAATGCATTAGATTCTCATAGAGAAGCAAAAGTAGATGAGCCTATACTAGTAGAGTTTAAAAAAGATATCAATGATAATTGGTATTTTTTAGTTCAAGATTTTGGTGTTGGTATTTCAAAAGAAAGATTCTATAATGTATTTATAAATTTAGCTTCTTCTACAAAGAGAAATTCAAATGAGTTTATAGGTATGTGGGGATTAGGTAGATTGTCTGGTTTATCATATACCAATCAAATATCAATAACATCTATACATAATGGTATAAAAACTGTTTATATAATGTATAAAGATGGCACTAAAATTAATATTGATGAAACATTATCTATAAAAACAGATGAAAGAAACGGTGTTACTATAAAAATAAATGTAAAAGATAATGATGTTGATGAATTTAAAGACAAAATACCTAAAGAACTACAATTCTTCAGTAATGTATATCTAGATATAGATGAGTCATTAAATAAAAAACAGTATCCTATAGTTAGATTTAATTATTTTAAAATAAAAGAAAGCAAATACTATAAAATATCTACCTTAAACCCATTTGAAAGTTATACTAATCCTATAAAAACAAGAATACTCTTAGGAGAAGTAACTTATCCATTAGAAATTGATAAATTAAAAGATAAGAATATAGTAGATAATAGATATGATATATACTTGAAGTTTGATATTGGAGAATTAGAAGTTATACCAAATAGAGAAAACCTATTATATTCTGAAAAAACTATTAAAGCTATTGAAAAAAGATATTGGGAAGCTGTAAATGAATTACAAAAAGACTATAAACATCTATGGAAAAAAGACTTTTCAAACCCCTTTGTATATTATTATAGTATTTATAGTTATAAGTATAGTAATAAAATACTATTAGAAGATGAATTAGGTTATCAAGTAAAAGCAAACAATTTTGAAAAATATGATTTTACTTTATTAGGAAAGAGATTTAACGAAAAAACTTTTGAAAATATATTAAATAATATTTATAGAGAATTTATAGAACAATTTTTTATTACAAATTATTATCATATATTTGACAGTTTAGGAAATGTAAAAAAGATAAGTAATTTATATAGTCCATTAAGTGATATTTTATCTAAAAAAGATTGTATATGTTGTGATTATTCTTCTTTAAGTTTAAAGGAAAGAACTTATTTTAAAAATAATTATAGTAAAGAGGGAAGAGTAATTTTTAAAATTAAAAACATTGATAATTTCAACAAATTTATATTTTCAACAGTTAGACAAATAGTAAAAGATAATAAGTGGGATAAAGAAACTAAAGAAATTTTTAGATGTTTAATTAAATCAACAATACAAACATATAATGATTTAAAGAAATTTAACAAAGAAGATGTACCTAAGACTTTTAAAATAATAAGAGAAAATACCCCTAGAAAAGTAATTGATAAGGGGAATATAACTATAAATAAAGTAAGATTCAAAGAATATGTTTATGGTGTCACATCTGATAGAGATTCTGTAAATTTTGATTCTTATAAAAAAGACCAAAACAAAATAGTAATTTGGTCAGGACAAGAAGATAAAGATAAATTATTAAACTTATATAATTTCTTATGTGAAAGTTCTTGGGAAAAAAGAACCTTTATATCAGATAAATATAGTTTTATATGGGTTACAAGTAGGTTTGAAGAGTTATTAAAAAATGAACCAGAAGATAAATTTATAAACTATAATAGTTTTATGAATGAGAAAAATGAATTAATAGTAAATATAGGAACTTTGGTATATATACACAAAACATTTCCTTTTTTAGAAAATTTAAGTAAAATAAAAGAGATAAAATTGTGGAATGAAGAGTTAAATAATATTCTAAAAGAATATGAAGAATTAAGTAAAAAATATAGTTTTTGTTTCTATAATGATAATCCTATGAAAAAACAATTAAAGGAAGAAATATATAATATATGTAAAGATAATAATTCTTGGAATAATGAAATTAAGGATAAATTTGATAGTAAAAGTACTTTATTAAACAACGCTAGATGTTTACAAATCTTTACCTTTAATAATTTTTATAGTTGGAGCATTAAAGAAGAAATGAAGAATATTGTAACAGATTATATTTTATCTAAAAATCTTTTCCCAGTTAAACAAGAAATGATTGATAAATTAAATAAAGAGACAATTTTTAACATAAAAAATTAAAATTATGAATAATTTTTCAAGTAGTATTATAAAAACAATAGATGGTACAGTTACAGTAACATTGTCTAATGGGGCAGTTTACTCTTTAGAAAACTGTAGTGATGAACTATATAATAATATAGTTAAGTGTAGATTTGACTATGATAAGTTAGAAAGATTATTAAACCCAAAATTAGATGAAAATAGAAAAGAAGTTGAAGATTTTAATAATCTAATGAATAAAGTTAATAATTCTAGTTATATTACAAAATTAGGAGATTGTTTTTATATAAAAAGTGTTAGTAGCATATCTGTGCCAATAGAATTGGTTAAGTCTTTTTTAGAGGCTGAAATTAATAATTCACAGGAGTTAATAGAATCTTATTTAAATTTCTGGAGGTTGTGTTCTATGAATCCTAATTCAGAAGCAAGAGCTAATTTATTTTGGTTCTTGAAAAAATGGGGTATGAAAATATCAAAAAATGGCTTTATTGTAGCCTTTAGAAATGCTGTAGTTAAGCATAAAAATATACACTATGAATTAGCAGAATTTATTTCAGAATCTTTTTTAAATATTAGATTCACTAAAAAGAAATCTACTAAAGACTATGTTATAGTAAAAGATAGTGAAAATAATTATTTCTTATTTAAAAACACATCAAAAGAATTAGAGAATGAGGAATTTAAAGTTTTAGGAACAGTTCAAGAATTGTATAATAAATTATCTGATGAGAATGAAGAAGAATTAGTTTTTACAGACCAACACAGTGGTACAACAACTATTAAATTAGGACAACCTGTTAGATTAAATAGAAAAGAGTGTGATGAATCACAGATTAGCTGTAGCAGGGGATTACACGCAGGAGGATTACATTGGCTAGGACAAGGCTATTTTGGTGATGTTACATTAATGGTACTAATAAACCCAAGTAAAATTGTAAGTGTTCCAAAAGAGGATAACTATGGTAAACTAAGATGCTGTGAATACTATCCTGTATCTATTGTATCACGAGATGGAAAAGGGAACATAATAATTCCAGATTTTGAAGATTCTTTTGATGATGATTTTTTAAATATAACTTTGGAAAATTATGGTATTAATAATAATGATATTGAAAAACAAACTATTAATATACCAAAGTTAATAGAATTAGAAGAAAGGGATATTATTAGAAATTTGGAGTATATGAAAGATAAAATAAAGAATAAAATAATCAAATAATATGGCAGATAGTAGTAAAAGAGGAAAGACAAATAAAAGAAAAGGGAATGATGCTGAAAGATATTATGCTGAAAAATTTAGAGAATTAGGATTTGAAAATTGTAAAACTTCAAGACAAGGAGCTAAAATGTTAGATGATTGTGGAATAGATTTAATATTTATTCCATTTAATGTTCAAATAAAATCAGGAATACAACAAGGATTAAAAGCTCATAAAATATTAGAATACATGAGAGAAAAGATGAAGAGTATATTACCTAAAAGCTCTGTTGAACATACATTACCTAAAATAATGATTCATAAAAGACAAGTAGGTCAAGGTAATAAAAGAGATGAGTTTTCTGAAATAGTTTCTATGACCTTTGAAGATTTTAGTAAAATTATAAAAATGATTGAATGGAAAAAAGATTAGAAGATTATTACAATAGTCCAAGATTATCTCAGTCAAAGTTAAAGCTTTTACTTTCTGGAGTAAAAGTTTTTACTGAGATAAAAGAACCAGAACTGTTTTTTGAAGAAAAACAATGCTTTATAATAGGTTCAGCTGTAGATTGCTTAGTTACTAGAGGTACTCAACAATTTCAGCAAGAATTTTATGTATCAAGACTAGAAAATAAACCATCAGATACAGTAAAATCTATCATCAATGAAGTTTTCTATAAATCAGGTATTACACCTGAACAAATAGGATTATTTGCACCTAATTTTAGTGATTATACACAATTAATTTTAGAGTCTTGTAATTCTCACAACTACCAACCTAATTGGAAAGATGATACAAGAATAAATAAAATACTAGAAAACTATGAATATTGGAATGAGTTAGTAGAATCTAATGGCAAAACTATACTTACTACTGAAGATGAATCTATTATAAATAAAATAGTGTTAAATTTGCTACAAAATGATAATACTAAGTATTATTTCACTACTTTTGCAGAAGAAAAAGAGATTATAAATCAGTTACATATTGATTTTGAAGTAGAAGGTATTGAATGTAAAGCTTTACTTGATGGTATAATAGTTAATACAGAAGAAAAGACTTTAGAACCTTTTGATATTAAAACAACAAGTGATAGAATTATTAATTTTCCTAAATCTGTAAGAAAATTTGGATATTTTATACAGGCATCTTTTTATACAGAAGCTCTTAAGCAGTGGAAAGCTAGACATAAAATCTATAAGGATTATAAGATTAAAAACTTTATGTTTGTAGTTAGTAGTTTATTAGAACCAGAGAGTCCAATGTTGTTTAAGTGTACTGATGATATAATCTATGTTGGTAAATATGGAAGAGGTAAAATTAATTACACAACAGATAGTGGAATTACAGTAAAATTTAAATCACCCACAATTGGTTATATAGATTTAATAAAGGCATATAAACACTATCAAAGAGTAGGTTGGGAGAAAGATTCTATTAATAAGTATTTAATTGATTTGGATTTAGACACAGAGTTAAATTTGTTTGATTATATTTAAAAGTTAATTATTATGCAAATATACACAGGAAATTTTTATTTAAATAGGACTTTTAAGTATTTATATCCAGCTTTAACTTTATATGGTAATGAATTAATAGATAAATTAAGAATTTTAACTAAACTTGCTGTTGGTATAGGAGATTCAAGTATACATATAGAAAAACAGTGTATATATGTATTGCTTGATACTACAACAAGTAATATTTCTTTTGACAGTTATAGAATTAAAATACAGCAGTTTCTAGAGTGGATAAGAGAACAACCTTATTATATATCTGATTATCTTTGTAATTTAAGTGAATACAATAATTATCATATGGTAGTTATTGAATTTCCAAGAAATCGTCATACTATATTTAATAATTTTATAAAAGGAAAATATAGTAGAATGTATACAAGAGAGGAGATATACTCTATATTTGGAAATCAAAAACTAGAGAATAAAACAAATGAAATTATTGTAAACAAGAAATTAGAAGAGGTAAGAAATGTTCTTTTAAGAGATAGAATAACTGTTGAGAAACATTTGGGAGAAGTAAATAGAGATTTTAATTCTAAATTAACCTTAGAGGATTTCAAAGAGCCATTAGAAGCTGATTATCCAATTAAACTAAGTGAAGAGATATTTAACTATGAAAAAATTAAAGATGATTTATGGAATTAAAAGATAAAAGTTTTGAAGATATATCAAATCAAATTTTATATCTAATTAATTTTGGTCAAGATATACCAGAAGAACTAAAATTACAACTAATAAGCAGATATAAATTAGAAATAAATACAATTAGAAATGAAGGAACTAAAAAAGAAATTACTAAATTTTATAATAAGAGTTCTACAGAATAATTCCATAAGAATTATTATTTTTATGCTTGTTCAAGTCTTGTTAATATCATTTTATTATTTATTGTTATCTTATAAGATGCAAGTTGTAAAAATAAATATAAGTAGACCATCTTATGATTATATAGAAGTAATAGAAATATCTATATACTCTTTATGTTATTTAATACTAAGTATGTTAAGTTTTAATATTATAAAAAATGGAAATTAAAATTGTAAATTTAAATTCAGAAGGAAAAGAAGAAACTATTAGCTTAAATAGTTTAGAAGATGTTATAAACATCTTAAAACAAACAAAGGAAAAAATATCTGTAAAACCTTTTACTAAAATTGCTGTTTTTGATTCTGAAGAAAATAGATGGATAGCTGATTTTTATTCTCACTATAACGCTGAGAATAATACTCACCAAACAGTAGGGTACAGAAATGTGGCTGAAGAAAATATATCTAAAGATTTAAGTTTAATTGGTAAAAAAGAAAAATAATGAGCTATTTATTTATTTCTATTGTATTAATAGTTATCATATTCTATGAACTTAGGATTCATAAAATTAATAAAATAAAAGAGTTAGACTATATAAAATTCAAAAAGAAATTTGATGAAACTATAACTGATGATTTAATACAACAAGAATTGAACAGACAAATAGAGTACTGGAAAAATAAATATGAAAGAAGTAGATACAACAATAGAAAATTAAACATAAAAGTTGTACAATTAAACAGTAAAATAAGAGAATATGAAAAATCCTGATTACATTAAGGATTTGTATAAAATAGGTTTCCTCTCTGATATACTTATAGAACTTATAGATAAATTAGAGGGGACTCCTATTTATAAACAAAGACTAAAAAACTTATTAAAACAAGTTTTAAAAGAACTCGAAAAAATAACAGATTTTCATTATAAGGCACATCAAAATTTTGGTAAATTACCTAATGGGGAAAACAGTGAAATAGATGCTTTAGATGTATATTTTATTACTTCTAAACACTATGAAGAGTTGTTTGAATTAATAACAAGTAGTAGTACTGATAAAATAATTAGAATATTAGAAATTTATAAAAATACATCAGAAGCTGATTTTGAACAAGTATCTGTAAAATATGAACCAGCAAAATAAATTTAATTTTGTAAGAAATCTATAAAACTATATAAAATAATATTTATATTAAAATAAAATTAAGAATGAGAACAACAAATGAATTAATTGATTTAGTAAATAAGTGGGCTGAAGATAAAGGTATACATAAAGAAGCTAATTTCTTTGCTCAAATAATGAAAACTTATGAAGAAGTTGGTGAAGTCATAAGTGCTATAGAAAGCAATAATAAAGAAGAACTTTCTGATGGTATTGGAGATTCAATAGTTACCTTAATAAATGCTGCTTGGTTTTTAGGTGAAGATAAATTTAAAACTCTTTTAGTACAAAAAAATGATGCTTTAGATTTTATAAAAAATAACTATGGTGAGGATTCATTAAGAGTTAATATCAGTGGTATAATAAAAGACTTATTAAAAGAGATGTCTTATATATTTTCAGAATATATAAATGTAAAAAACCCAAATTTTGAAGAAATAGAACTTAGTATTATTAGAATATTAAATACTTTAGATATTTTATGTTATAATTTCAAACTTGATTTCACTAAATGTTTAGATGGTGCTTATGAAGTTATTTCTAAAAGAACTGGTAAAATAGTAAATGGAATGTTTATAAAAGATAAATAGTTATGAAAAATAAAAAATTCTTAAATACAACATTAGGTAAACTAATTATATATTCAGTAATTAGTTTACTTTTTATATTATGTTGTACTTTCTTTATTAATTGGTCTTTTGATTTATCAAGGCTTAGCAGTAATAATAGACTAGGAATTGTAGCTATTTTTGTAAGTTGTGTTTTTTGTATTATATGTCTTATTAAAATGAATGAAACAGAATAAATATGTAAAATATAATACCCTTTTTATACAGTAAAAATAATGTAAAATAAATAAAATGAGTAAAGAATTAATTATTGCAACAGTAATTTTTATAGTCGTGTGGGCTTATTCAACTATAAAAATAATAAAACCTGACAAGATGTTAAATGATTATTATATGTTAATACCATTAGACCTTAAAAGAAAATTTCATAAGGATTTCAATTTTTATGTAAGGGTAAAGCAAATTGATTTGGTAGGTCTTGTAGGTTATCTAATATATTATTTTTTATTTTAAAATGTTATTAGAACAATAAAATTTAGAGGATTTAGTGTTGCACTTGATGAATTTGTTTATGGTCTTTTGGAATATGAAAGACAAGACAAAATGTATTATATTGACAGCTATGTTGTGTATACAGAAACAATATGTCAATTCACAGGGTTGTGTGATATTAGTGGTAAAGAAATTTACGAAGGTGACATAGTCAGATTAAAATCTATTATAGGTAAACGTGATAACTTCAATGACTATGAAATAAAGTGGTCAGCTGACGAATGTTCTTTTGTACTTTATGATGATGAAAGTGAGAATTATGGTTCAAAAAATCTTTCAAAAAAACTTATAAAAGACAAAGAATTAAAAGTAGTCGGTAACATCTATGAAAAACAATAGTTATGGGAAGAAGTTATAAAAAAGTACCTACTATAAAGAATAAAGAAGTTATTAGAGTTTATAGAGATAAAACGCTTGATAAGGTGTTTTCTTCTGAAACTTTTAAAAGAACAGTGAAAAGGAAATTGAAGAGCATATAAAAGAGCTAAAAGAAAAAAATTTAAGTTTACTGGAAATAAAATACAATGAAATGAAAGATGAGATAATGGAATATAACAAAAATCTTTTAGTATTAAAATCAGTATTTAATTTTAATAAAGATATTATTTCCAGTTTTATTAAAAATTTATCAGTTTATAATGAATATTTATATTGTTGTACAGAACAAAATGGAAAAATTTGTATGGGAGAACCTTTTGGGCAACTAGTTAATAAGAATTCAATTTTCCCAAAACATATACAAGATATAGCAATACAATGTTTTGAAAGTTTCTATTCAGAGGAAATGTATAATATTTTTATAAATATTAAAAATGAGTTAATATGCTTAAAATTCAAAAAGAAAGACCATACAGAAAAAAAGGACAATCACTGGTTTAAATACACTTCAAAGGAAGTATTTATATCAAAGATTGAAGATTTTATTAAAATATAAAAATATTTTACAAATTATTTAATTATGAAAATAGATATAATAATAGACCTTATAAATAGATATAAGAAAGAACTTAAAGAACATTATAAAGAGGCTGGAAGGATTGAAGCTAAAAGAGAGAATACAGATAAAAAATTCACTTATAGTGAAGGGAATAATGATGCTTATATAAATGCTAAGGAGCAATTTATTGAGGAATTAAATGAACTAAAAGAATATTATTGCTATGAGTAAAATAATACTTTTATTAATAGTATTAATAGTGTCTACTTTTTCATTAATGATACCTTTAGTACTTATTGTTACTGCTATAAATGAAAATGATTTATTATCAATATTAATTTATTGTTTTATGTTATCAGTAGTACTAGTTATACTAATAGGTTCAGTTGTTGCAATATTTAAATTATAAATTATGAAAAACAATAATAGAATAAAATATTTAACATCACAATTTGAAGAAGTAAGAAAAGATTCTAAAGATTTTCGTGAAAATCTTGAAAAAGGTCGCTATGGTAATATCTCAGAAATGAAATTAAATTATACAAGATTTAATTTTTTAGAGAGGAAAATAGATATTTTACAAGAAACATTATTATATTTAATTGAAGAATCACAGTTTGAAGGTAATATAAATGGAAAATGGTAATATGGAAAATAAAATAGAAAAACTTATAAAAGTATATAAAGAAGAACTTAAAGAACATGAAAAAATTTTAAAAGAATCTATTCCAACTACTGAAAGATATACTGCTCAACTTGCTTGTATAAATGTTATTGAAAATTTTATTGAAGATTTGGAAGAACTTAAAAAATATTATAGATATGAATAAAATAGTATGTGTTATAATTCAATCAGTACTAATTTTGTTTATAATATTTAGTTTTAGTAATGGAGTTGTTTATTTTATAAAGAATATAAATAAAGATGAAAATTTCTATTTAGGTTTTTTATTAACAATATTAATACTAAATTTATGTTTTATAATAGAACAATATAAATTATTAAAAAATCTTTATAAAGGTGAAAAATAATAAAAAAATGAAAAATATAGTAGATAAAATAGTAACATTTATATTCATCTTATATTGTATTATAAGTTGTATTATTATTGTATATGTTAGTATGGACATACAGAAATCAATATACAATAATATTAAATCTACTCAAGATATGACATTAGAATACTTAATTATACCTGCTTTAATATTAGGTGGAGTTATATATGTAGTAACTTGGCAAAAAATTTATGATATGTTTAAATAATTATTATTAAAATGGAAAATAAAATAAAAGCAGAAATTATTGCCCACTCAAAAAGAATTAATACAGGAGATGAGATAATAACTTATAAACTAACATTTCCAAGAATTATATTAAGTGAAATTAATACTTATAAGATGTTAGAGAAGAACACTAGTTCTTGTATATCTGGTGATTGTAAAATATTAACATACTATGAAAAAGGTAAAAAATTTATAGAATATGAAATTAGAGAACTTTATAAGTTTTACATTAATGGTGATAAAGACTTAAAAATAGTATCTTTTAATGAAAAAAACTTTTTTCTGTTACAAGATATAAAAGAAGTTATATATTCTGGTGCAAAACCTGTTTATAAAATAGTGTTTGATAATGACTCTACTTTAGTTTGTACTGAAGACCACAAATTATTTTCTATTTCAGGTAAGTACAAAACATTAAAAGATTTTAATTTACAAAATAATGAAGATGGTTTACTTATAAATGTAGATATACTTACTAGATATTTTGTATCAATTTCAAAAGAATTTAAACTTTTTGATTTTAAAGTAGATAATATAAACCTTATTTATTCAAATACAGATAAATTTGTACAATTATATGATTTATCTGATAATGTTAAAGTTTCAAGGATAGAATACTTGGGTATAAGAGAGACATATGATATTGAAGTTGATGGTGAATATCACAATTTTATAGCAGATAATATAGTAGTACACAACTCTCGTGCTATACCTTTTGAGAAAATGGTTAAGGTTGTAGAAAAAGAGCCTTTCATTCCAATAGCTTGGCAATTATCACACAAAGGTATGCAAGGAGATAAGTATATCACTGACCCTTATGTAATTGAAAAAAAGAAAGAGTATTGGTTAAATGCAAGAGGTAAAGCTATTAATTCAGCTTCTAGTTTAGTTAGCAGTGAAATTAGTAATGTAGAATATAAACAAAATGAAGATGACTCTTTAAAAGAAAAATCAATTAGTTTAATAAGTAATTCTACTGTAACAAAACAAATAGCTAACAGACTTTTAGAACCTTTTATGTGGACAACACAGTTAATAACAGGAACTCGTGAATCATTTGAACATCTGTTTGAACAGAGATGTCCTATTTATGAACTAGATGTTCATTTTGTAAGTCCTGATGGTCTTATTGTACCTAGCACAATAACAAGTAAAAGTAAAAAAGATGCAATAAAGTTCACAAAAGAAAATTCTGTATTAAATGATTTCTCAAATAAAGATAATTTATGGTGGCTTCAACACAATAAAGGACAAGCAGAAATTCATTTTATGGATTTAGCTGAAAAAATGTATGATACTTTAAATGAGTCTACTCCAGATGAACTTTTTGAAGATGAGTGGCATATACCTTTTAAAGAAGAGATATTATTTAAAAATAATAACATTAATCTTGAAGATATAATTAAAATATCTTGTGCTATGACAGCAAGAATTAGTTATACAGCTATAGAAGGTGATAAAGTACCAGATTATGAAACAGCTTTGAGAATTTACAATAAGTGTAAAGAACAAGGTCACTTTTCAGTATTTGGGCATATAGCTAAATGTATGACTAATGAAGAATATGAAAGTTGGATTAAAGGTAAAATTTATGAAGATTCAAGTGATTATAGAACAGTAATACCTGAAGAATCCAAAGGATACAATAAAAATCTAAAAGGTTTTATATCTCTTCGTCAATATGTAGAAGATGGTGTTGAATTAAAAGATATTTAATATGAAAGTAATAAAAATAAGAGCTAAAGGAACTGTTTTAGTTGAAAGAGAGTTTTCTATTGAAATAGATGATGATGAAGATATATGTGATTATATAGTAGAGTTAGAAGATGAATTTGATAATCTTGAAAACGGTAAAATTTTAGATTTTAGTGTTAAAGAAACACCATACTTTGAAGTTATTGAATAAATTATTAAATTAATTAATCATCAGTAAGAAACAGTCTATACTAATATTTTATACTTATTGATATTTAGACATTTTATATAGTATGAATTCAGATATTTTAATACTTACAATAATTGTTTGTTATTTTGTATCAGGTATAATAAGTAAATTTATGTATTATAAAAGTAGAGAAAAAGAAGTAATTGAAAGATACGGTTTTACTTTTTATATATACATTAATTCAATAAAACTACTTATTAGAATTATAATTGGAATAACACTTATGGCTATATTACTTAAATTAACTTTTTATACATATTATGAAAAATAAAGATTTGTTTATTTGGTTATTGATAATAACAATAACTGTAATAGTTATATTTAATATAAAATCTTGTAATAATACCATAAAAAATAATAAACTGATAGAGTCTCTTAATGACTCTATTAATTATTATAAAGATAAAAACGGTATTTTACACTCTAAAATTTCTGTTATAGAAGTAGAAAGAACGAAAGATTTTACTAAGTTAAATCTAACTAATAAAGAGTTGAAAGAACTACAAGAATTAGTAAAGAAATATAGAAATGTAAAATCTGCTACTATAATTAAAACTGAAACTAAAGTGATTGAAAAAATTGTAAATAAGACTATTTTAGACACTGTTTCTAATACACCTATATATAAATCTAATTTTAATTTAAAAGGTTATATTTGGGGAGATATAGTAGCAAAAAAGGATACCACTGATATTAAAATTAATATAAAAAATGATTTTAATATAGTTACTTACAAAGAAAAAGGTAAATTAATATTAGATGTAAGCGATAAAAATCCATATAGTATTACTAAAACACAAAGAAGTTATATTAATATACCAAAACAAAAAAGATGGGGGTTAGGTATAAATGCTGGTTATGGAATTAGTAATAGTGGTTTAAGTCCACATATAGGATTGGGAGTAAATTATAATATTTTAAACTTTTAGTTATGTATAAAATAAATGAAACAGAAAAACAAAAGGTACTAAAATTTTTAAAAGAAAGTCTAGAGGAAGAATATAACAAAAAAAATTAAATTTTTTAAATTGATAGAAATTAAAATGTTACAAGATGGAAGCTTAAATACTACAGTGTATTTTAAATTTTCAAAAAAAGAAGAATATGAAAAATGCCTTCATATTAGCTGTGAATCATTTTATAAAATTATTAAATTATACAGTCTTTAAACTTAAATTAAAATAATTATGTTAAATTTTTTATTAGAAACTGTTTTTAATCCACAGAAGACTTACAATTTGTTTTTATGGATAGATATAATAGGAGGTCTTATTGTGATGGCTTTTAAAATTAGGGAGGAAGTTAAGAAATATGAAAGAATAGAAGGAAATAGTTTGGTCAGTGGTATTATATTAGCGTTGGTTGGTTTCCTACCCATATTTAATGCAGTATTAGTGTTGTGTGGTGTTGTGCTTGTAGTGTTTATTGTTATTTCAATAATATTTGAACATATTTTTAAAAACCTCAAGCAAGAAGAAGTCAATAAAGAATAAATTTGGAAAATTATACAATACATTGTACAAGTCTTATGAGAAGTATTAAGAAATTGGGAATGTTGTACAAATTAATATAATATGAAAACAAATAATTATCCTAATTGGTTAGTACCAATTGAAATAGCCAAGAAACTAAAGGAAATAGATTTTGATAAAGAATGTGCTTTTGTTTGTACTTTATCTAATGAAATAGGATTTATTACAAAAAATGAAGGATACTATCACTATCTTGATGAAGTAAATTTTGATAATTACAATAAAATAAGAATTGTTTCTGTGCCAACTTGGACAGACGTTTTTGAGTGGTTCAGAGAGAAAGGGTTTAAAATTACTATTGAAAACCACGAAGACAGTACTAAAATAATGTTTTATAATATGACAATAAGTAATGGTAAACATTTTAAATGGGAATTGTCTACTTATGAACAAGCATGTGAAACATTAGTAGAAAAATTAATAGAAATTTATAAATGAGATAAATATGAAAACAATATTTAAAATAGGAATGGAGGTTTATGACCAAATAGTTTTTCCTGATGTAAAGGGAAAGGTTGTGGATATTAACGAATATAGTTCGCACCCTGTTAAAGTCCATCGTGAAGATGGAAAAGGTGGTGATTTTTCTTACACTACAGATGGGCGTTATCATAAAAGTATTGAACCAACACTTTCCACAAAGCCTTACACACTTGAAAACTTTGAACAGAAAAAATCCTCTGTTCCATCATATGAGGAAGCTCTCGAGAGAGCGCGCGATAAAGGTAGTTATTATTATCTATCAGATAATTTAGCAGTACCGAGTGAAGAACTTGCTGATGCAACAATAGCACTCTTAAAACTTCTATTTCTCAGAGACTATTACAACAAGGGTTGGCAGCCTAATTGGAAAAATGATGAATGGAAATATTTCATTGAATGCTATCAAGGTGAATTAAATATCGATAGAAGTTTTAGAAACAGTAGAGTTTTAACTTTTAAATCAAAAGAAATCAGAAATAAATTCCTTGAAGAACAAAAAGAACTATTAGAAATTGCTAAACCTTTATTATAACTATGAAAGAAACATTAGAATTAGAAGTTTTTGAATATCCTTCTTGGAATAAAATTAACACTGAGGAATTTCTAAATCAAAGTGAAAAGAGTTGGCTTGTAGAATTAATTAAAGGTAATATTGATAAAGTTAATTTTTCAAAGTCTATCGCTGATGACTTTTTAAGAATGAGCCTCGAAAATAAAAATGTTCTAATCATCATAACAAGGTTAGGCGTTCTTAATGAAAAAGTCTATATTTTAAATGGTAAATATTATATTACTACAGGAAAAGTTATATTTGACGAGTTTGACATAGGAAAATTAAATTAAATAAAATGAAAAAGTTAATTAGAAAAATGTATTTGAGACGACCTTTATGATTTAATCTTTAATCCAAGACGCTCAATTGTGGTTAAATACAATACTTATTAATATGTTACAGATGAAATTTTTAGTAAAATGTCCAAAAATGGATAGTGAAGCGACTGATTGTAAAAACGATAGATACAATGAAGCCTTTTTTGAAAGCTTCTCTCTTAGAGATTGGTGTTCTTGGAATAGTGAAAGTGGTTTTGAATTGGTCTACGAAGATTCAGAAATAATAAAGAAAATTAAGGTTAAAAATGGTAAATAACTTAGATTACATAAAATTTAGATTAAAGGAAGTATTTGATTTAAATAACAAAGATTTATTTTTCCACGTATTAATTTTACAAAGAAAGAAAGAGGTTGATGGAATAAACAAGAACTCTAATGTTATTAAATCTTATGCTGTAAAGGATTTAGAATATTTAGAAAATAAACTAAATAATGAGATAATTCCTATATGTAATAGTCAGAATGCCAGAGCAATGATAAATCTCAATCCAAAGAGTTTTAAGAGGGTTTCTCATTCTATATTAAGGAGATTGTCAGAATATATAGAAAATGACTTTTATGAAGGTACTATTATTAAATTATTTGATAGTTGTGCATCATCTTCTTCAATCAATAAAGAATTAGGCATTGAGAAATATTGGTTAGTAGATGTTGATTATAAAGATATTGAGATTTTTAGAAAAGTACAATCTATTATAAACTTTTGTGAACCTATAAAACCTAATATACAGAAAGTAAAAGGTTTTACTAACAGTAAAAATGGTTATCATATTTACACCACACCATTTAATTTAAAAACTTTTGAATCTTATAAAATTCGTTATAAGAATATAGAACAAGTGGAAATAAAAAAGGATTGTCTAACTAATTTATATATACCTTAATATGACAAAAAGTAAATTTAGAATTGGGGATAAAGTGTTTTATCACTATTATAAAGATAAGCCTTTTAAAGGGTATGGTATTGTAGATAATATAACTACTGTATATGAAGAGGATAATAAATATGATATTATAGTAGTAAAATTTTACTATAATGACAATTTAGTTTATGCAGAAAGAGAATTTACATTAGATGGAAAACTATCTAAAAATCTAAATCAAGTGTTATTTCATAATGAAAAAGAATTTGAAAAGAAATATTTATCTTACTCTCCAATAGAGACTCATTTCACTATAAATTCGGATAAATTTGAGATATTTAAAGGGTTAATTAACATAAGAGATTTATATAATGGTGATTGGAAACCAAAATTTAGAACATCATATAGTAATACTTATTTATATTGTATTGATGACAAAATAAAAATATGTTTTACTTGGGCTGAAAGTCGTGCATTTATCTTTAAATATGAAGAATTAGCACTTGAATTTTTAGATACATATAAAGAGTATTTAAATTTAATAAAAGATTTAATATGAATAAAAATATTATAGTAGTATCTGGAAAGAAAGGTTCTGGAAAAGACACATTTTCTGATATATTTATTAGGAAGAAACTTATCAAAGAACTTAGTGAAGGCACAGATTTTTCAAAGATAGTAGATTTTGAGAAACTATCTTTTGCTCAACCTATAAAAGAGATATTAAGTATTATAACAGACAAAACAGTTAAGGAGTTAGATGAAAACAAGAGTTGTAAATTAGAATTTGAAGATAAAACTGTTAGAGATTATTATAGGTTAATAGCAGATTCTTTTAAAAAAATATTTGATGAAAACATTTGGGTTAGACTGTTAGTTAAGAAAATAGATAAAAATAAAAGGTATATTATAACAGATTTAAGATTTAAAAATGAGTATGGTATACTTTTAGAAAAATTTAATCCTGTTTTTATTAGAATTAAAAGAAATGTAGAAGAGGATAACCATATTTCTGAAACTAGCCTAGATGATTTACCTGATAGTAATTTCGACTTTATAATTAATAATACTGGAAATATAGAAAATTTAGAAAGAGAAATTGATTTATTTATTGAAAAATTAGATAAACTATGACAGCTAAAGAAAGAGGTGCTTTAATATCAAAAGTAATTAGAGAATATCAAGATAAATTAGAAAGACCTTTAATAGGTGAATTAAAATACTCTATATTATATAACCCAAAAATAACAGATGACTTAAAGGGTTTAATAAAAGAAAGCACACCAGTATCTGGTGAGACCTTTATTGGAGATATCTATAGTATTGATAATATAAAAAATATATCTAATGATGATATCGAGGATTATTGTAGTGAAAACAATATTAATACAAAAGATTTAACATCTGAAATAGATAATTTAGTTGAAAATTCAAATGTTTGGAATTATCAATATATAGAATTTTAATATTATGACAGAAGAAGAAAAGAGATATATTAGAAGGAATATATTTGAAGAGAACTTAAAAGCAAAAGAAGAAAACCCATTAATGGGAAAAATGGTTTACAGTGTTCTTTATAGACCTAATATTACAAAAGCTTTTAAAGATTTTATAATAAATAATGTTAAAACATCTATGAAAGATGATAATGAATATCTTTACTCTATAGATGATTTGTTCGAAGCTTGGGATTTATGTAAAGATGATTATTCTCATCTTACTGAAGAAATGGAAAAGTTAGATAAAAATTGTGAAATTTGGGGATATAATTATTTAGAATTTTAATATGGCAAATATTATAGTAAAATACTTAGATGAGAAAAGACAATTTAATGTAGAAAATAAACCAGTTATACTAAAGTATTTAGTATACTTATTTGAACAGAAAATGAATATTTCTTATTATGAAAATGTTGAATTTAAAGTAAATGATAAAGTTATGTATAGTGGAAATAAATTAAAATTAGATTCTATGATTGGTTTTAATTTAGTTGAGAGTAATAAATATGAATTAATATACTATTAAATGGAAGCAGTTAATATTTTAAAAGTAGAAAGTAAACACAAACTATTTAAAAAAGAAGAAGAGGCTAATACTGTAGAACTAATTAATTTAGAAGGTGTTGGTTTTGACTTAATAGTACAAAAAGATTTATATCAAATTGGAGATTTAGTCGTTTATATACAACCTGATTATTGTGTAGAAAACAATGAATTATTCTCTGAATTTGTAGCACCTAAAGGAGATATGTCTAAATCTTATTTAGGTAAAATAAATGATATACCTTCTAGAATTAGAGCAAAATCATTTAATTTATCTAAAACACCTAATGGTAAAAAACTATATTCTAATGGTATTGTATTACCACTTAATTTAGTACAAACATTTATAAATGAGAAATATGGTTATAATAAAGTTAGTATTACTGATGCTTCTAAATTAGGTGTTTATAAATATGAAGAACCAGTAGATGATAATAGTGATTTAGGTGAATTTCCATTAGGTTTTTATCAAACAGATGAAGAGAATATTAATAATGTCTGGGAAGAATTGAAATTTCCTATATTTCTTATTGGTACTGAAAAAGTTGATGGTAGTTCTATATCTATATCTTCTAAGTATATTTGTACAAGAAATAGAACTATAAAAAGGTATATTAAAATACCAAAAGGTAAAAGAAAAAGAACTTTTTGGGAAATTATAACTTTTCAAAAACCAGATTTAGCTGTTTATGATACTGTTGAAAACAATAAAAGTAATTTTATTAAAATAGGAAAACAATATCAGGATTTACTAATATCTCTAAAAGCTGATGAATATGTTTTAAGGGGCGAATTAGTTGGTAAAGGTATTAGAAAGAGTTCAGTTAATTTAAACTCTAAAGAAGAATTAAATATTAAATTTTATGGTATTGATATTATTGAATACGGAATAACTAAAAAACTTTGTTTTGATGAGTTTATGTATAAAGCTGGTATTCTTAATATTCCTACTGTAAAAGTTCTATTTGAAGATGAGTTTAAATCTAAAGAAGAACTTATTGAAACTTGTGAAAAAATCTTTGAAGAAAATAAAAATATGGAAGGTATTGTTATTAGAGATTCAGAGGATTTTTCTGCTAAGTATATGAATAATTATTATGATAGTAAAAAATGATAACTGTAATAATTAGTTTTATAATAGGTTTTTTACTTACATTATTATTTGATGATTTTGTAAATAAAGAAAAATATGATTAATTTATTTGGTATCTTATTAAGTGGTGGTGATGATATTTATAATGACCCATCAGATAATTCTGTAAGCTTTAGTGATGCATTTATATTTTTTATAATTATTTGTTTTCTATTTTTCTTATTTTACAGTGATAACAAAAAGAAGTAATGAGAACATTCGTAATAGGAGACATACATAGTAATTATAAAGCACTTAAACAGGTGATTGAGAGGTCTAGTTATAATTATAATGAAGACCTATTAATCTTCTTAGGTGACTATATAGATGGTTACTCTCAAGCAAAAGAAACATTAGATTTTTTAGTAGAAATAGAAAATAATTCTACTATTAAACCAATATTCTTATTAGGTAATCACGATGTTTGGTGTTTGAACTATTTAAAATTTGGTAAAGCTACACAAATTTGGTTAGCTAATGGTGGTGAAAGCACTGTGAAAAGCATAGACTTAAAAACCTTAACAGTAGAAGAGAGAGATAAATACATATCTTTTTTTAATAAGCTACACTATTATTATATTAATGATGATAATAAAGCTTTTGTTCACGCTGGTTATTATAATAGTTTAGGAAGTGATGAAAAGAATTTTTATTTGTGGGATAGAAGTCTATGGGATATAGCTTTAGAAGTAGATAGTGAGTGGAAAAAAGGAGAGAGATATGAACTATTAAATCAGTATGATGAAATATTTATGGGACATACAACAACTATGAATTGGTTTGGAAAACCATATTATCCAGAATATAAACACAATCTTTCTGGTAGAATAGTAACACCAATGAACAGGTGTAATGTATGGAACTTGGATACAGGTGCAGGTTACAGAGGGAGATTAACAATTATGGATATAGATAGTAAAGAGTATTGGCAATCTGATATGGCTATAATGTTATACACAAAAGAAATAGATATATAATATGGAATTACTTAATAACTTAGATTCAGATGAATCTATTTACACTTTATTAACAGAATTAAGGAAAAGAAATAACAACGACTCTTTCATACTTTTAGAAAATTATATTACTAAGGAGCTTACAAATAATTTAAAAGGTAGAATGCATAAAGATGAGGTTATATTTATAAAAGTAAAGGATAATTTAATATTTCAAATATATAATAGAGATGTTGTAGATGAGCATGGCTCTTTTGGTTATACAGCTTTATATTGTAAAAAATATATCCCACCAGAAGAACCTGAAATTTTAAGTGTAGATGAATTTTTTAAAAGAGAAAATAAACTAGACACAGACTATAAAAATCCATTAAAAGATAAACCATTTATATCTACTAAAAATTCTATGTCTGATTTTATGGATTTAAAATTAAAAGAACTAAAAAATTAAACTTATTATGAGTAGAAAATTTATAACAGTAATGTTTCCATATCCAAGTGGTGCAGGTTTGCATTTGGGTCACTGGTATAATTATACAATAGTTAATTCTTATTGTAATTTATTGAGGTATATGGGTGAAGAAGTATATCAACCTTTTGGTTATGATGTATTTGGATTACCCACAGAAAATTATGCTATTAAGATAAATAAACCAGTAGAGGAAGTTGCTAAACTTAATATTCAAAATTTCACTGAAGAAATGAAAAGAATTAATGTTAATTTCGAGTATAAATTGTCTACTTGGGATAAAGATTATGTAGCTAAAACACAATAGTTGTTTAGAGAATTG